TCCCACCAGATCCATTGATACAGCGTTTCATGGGAGACCATCTCCAATTTGTGACGCCGGCAATGCCCCACAATCTGCTCCGGACTGAAATCCTGCTCCAGCAATGCTCTGGCCCGGGCCTTGACTTCCTCACCGAACCGTCTCGGCAATCGACGATGATACCAGCGGTATTCCGCCCGATACTGCGCTATCGCAGGTTTGTACACCCGAAATCGGGAGTAACCGTTGCGCTTGATCTCTCTCGAGATCGTTGATGGATGGACCTGCAGCCTCGCTGCAATCCCTTTTTGGTTGAAACCGGCTTGAATTAAGCCATAGATTTCATACCTTTGTCTTTCGGACAAGTGTTTCATCTGTGACTGAGTTTTGGCGAATGAGGCCACAAGATAGGCAGTTTTCCGCGGGTATCCTCCACTGGATACCCTTTTTTTGTCTTCTTAACTACCTTTCTCTCAGTCTTTCTCTAAAAAATTGCATTTAAAACTTGATACCTGCACAACTTATTATGAGCACCAACACAAACAAAGGGCTTGTCTATACTGCCACGAAGAAGATAGGCAAGGACAAGGAAATCAATGTAAAAATCCGCCTTGATGATGACTGCAACAACAAGGTATGCGATTTTGCTATTACGGCAGAGATTTACGAGATTGCCAAGAATGGCAAAAGGGTATGGGTTGCAGGTGGATGCCTGCACGAAGAAATCCTTAAACACTTTCCCCAATTCGCCCCTTTCGTTAGGCTGCATCTTTCCAATCTCTATGGTCAGCCTATGTATGCAGTTGAAAACGGCATCTTTTGGCTGAAAGAGTCCACCGAAAAGGGTGCTGAATATCTCCGCATCCCCCTCGCCCTCGCCAAGATGTTGGTCATTGACAAAGGCTATTTCAAATATCAGTTGTTCTCGCTCGGCATCGTGGACAAATGGAAAGAGGAAGCCGATGCAGCGATAGCGCAGTTGGAAGAACTCTGCGGAAAAAAGTTCGTAAATCCTTACACCCCCGAAGAAGAGAGATTTGTGCTCCGTCTCGGAGAGGAAGAGAGGGAGAAAATGAGGGGACTTGAAAGTCTCGGATATTTCACGCAGGCGGAAGTTGCCAAGCGCAAAAAGGCTGCGGATAAGCAGGCAAGGCAGGAAAAGCGCAGGAGCATCGCTGCAAGGTATGACAAGGATATAGCGAAAGCAAGGCAGGAGAAGAAAGTGATGCTGGCAGTCTTTGACTGCCTCGGCTCGGTGGAGAATGTCATTCTCTATACCCACTATGAGAGACCGCGACTTTCGTTCAATGCCTTTGCATATCATCAAAGACAATGGACTGATGCCGAGATAGACAAGGTCTGCGCCCTGCCTGCCCTGCACAAGCTATCCCCCCTTGACATATACAATGACAAAACCCTGCGAGTGCAGCTATAACCCCTTGGGTGCGTGGTCTTGACCGACTGCGCACTCCCCAATATCACTAAATCACAAAGTTATGAAGAAGAAACAAATCATCCCCAATGAGCAGAACTTGCTCAAAGCATTGAGAGCCTGCGCCAAGGCGCACAAGGCACAATTCTTTTTCGTGGGCGAGGAACGCCAAGCGGTAGTCCTTTCCGCAGACATTCCTGCAACTTCCGACATCTGCGCGATTGTTCGCGCTTTTGCTGACTATCCGACTGATAGTGTTTGGATAGACAAGGGGTGGTTTACCACTACCATAGTGCTTTCCGCACTACAATATAGGGAAGAGGTGGACACTATCACTCTTTCCCTCGCTCTTCCCTACGGAAAGAGAGTAAGATACGCAACCGCTTAAACACTCGCAGATATGGCAGAAAATTACACACTTGACTTGAAAGTCTCGGAAATCGTGGCGCAGAATACTTCGATATGCGCAAGGTGGGACACCAAGTATTGCCCTTACGGACACGAAGAGTTCGTGGATTGTTTCTCGCTTAAAGATTATGCGGATGATTGCAAGTATTTCACGCATTGGCAGCGAGAGCAGGATAGGAAGAAGTTGCAGGCTATCCACAACGAAATCGGCAGCATCATTGACAATCTTGACCAATGCTGCAAGAAAGACGGACTTCCCGACAAGTCGCACGAAGAGTTGCAGAAGATAATCCTCAACGGCTATGAGCGACTGAAAGAACTCCGCAGAACGATAGGCGCAGACCTCTGAACTATCAACCCTTTGGCTATGGGCGACTGACCTCTCCCATAGCCCCCACAACTTACAAACACCAATCAAGATGCAGAACTTCGTACACCTCACGATTGACAACCGCTATCACGATGATATGCGGTTACGCAGGAGCGCGGACACCAAACTCTTCGGTTTCGTGGACTTCGCGCAGGCGAAAGCCAAGGCAATCGCTATGGGCAGGAACGCAATCAAGTGGGAGCAATCCCGATACAAGCAACTCGCTATCGCAACGAGGGAGACCGAGGGAGAGATTGTGATTGAGTTGTCCTACTTCCCCAACGAGAAACCATTCAAAATCTATACAATCAACTATGCGTAAAAGCATCATCATCCTTGCATTGCTTGTGGCAGCCATAAGCGCAGGGGCGCAAGAGCGCGACACCAAGAACTACACGCGAGAGGGCAATGTCTTTGTCCAGAGCGCAGCATCCCAAATCCTGCCCGATGACCGAGTTACCGCCTATGTGTGGCGAGACAACAAGGGCAGCGAGTACCCTATCATCCTGCACACCTACACCAAGGGAGAAAAGGCAGGAAAGACCACTTGCTATGTCATCCGCAGGAGCGCGAAGTCCGGTAAGGACTACCGGTACTTCATCCCCGACGGAGAACGCATCGCAGAAGAGATAATCAGGGAGGGCAAGTGATATGAAAGCGGTCATTCTCAACTACGCAGACGGAATTGTCTATATCGTGGATATTCCGCAGGAAATCGCAGCGACTACCGAGGAGCGAGGGGATACCTACAAGGTGGAAGAATACCTTGATGCACAAGGCTACCCCCAAAGCGAGATAAGCTATATGCTCTGCGAGGGCAAGGTGCAGTTGCAGGTAAACGGCAGCGATGCCATTGTCCTATGAGCAGGAGCAGGAAACCCACCAACAAAGTCCTCTATGACTACTGCAAGAAGAACATAGAGGACTTCTCCGAGCGCGAGAGCATCGCGTGGGGGATAATGGACAGGCAGAGGTGCTCCCTTGAAATGGCAGAGCCCTCGCTCTACTACGAAATGTCCAACTGCATTGATGACTATTGCTCCGACAATGAACTCAACGCAGAGGACTACGACACCGAAGAGGTGTTCTTTCATCACGACAAGTAAACAATCAACCAATCATCACGACCAATATGGAACAACTCAACAAAGTGGAACTGCGTGGCATAGTCGGCAATGTCAGTTCCAACCTTGTAGCCGACAAGCATCACACGCGCTTTCAAGTGGCGACAAACCTCGCCTACAAGGACAAGCAGGGCAATGCGGTCGTAGAGACCACTTGGCTTTCCGTCTCCGCTTTCTCGGACAAGCCGAGCGAACTCCGATGCGGAGACAAGGTCTATGTCCTCGGCAGGCTGCGCAACAACCGCTACATAGACACCTACGGAGTGGAGCGATGCTCCACCGAGGTGGTAGCCAACAAGGTAACAATCATCAAGGAGTAGGGACTATGAAACCATTCGCCAAAATCACACTCGTTCTCGGGGTGGAACACCACCGCGCAACGGATGAACGCGAGATTACGCCACTCAACGCCTACACACGCGAAGAAGATGCAGTCGCTTTCGGAGTTTTGTGGGCGAGGGAGCAAGGCGAACTCCATACGGAGCAGGGCAGGAATGTCAGTTGCTCCTACAAGCTACAAACGATAAACCTCTACTGATATGATACACGAAACGCAAGTAACGCTCACGCAGACCGAACTGACAACCATTCAGATACTCTGCACCGAGTTCATCCGCAGGGATGCCCAAGGCATCCACTCCGACCTGCACAAGACCGAGAGGACAAGGCAGATATGGCTGACCTCTTGTGGCAGCATCGTAGCCAAGACCAACAACGCGCTCACTCATTGTCTCGTTACCAACGAGCAGGCTGCGCCAATCAACTACTGACACCTTGGTATGGGGAGACTGATACTTTCCCCATACCCCCAATTATCAACAATCAAAACCAAGTCATTATGGCAGAAGAAATCAATGATTTGTTCGCTATCCAAGAGGAAAACGAGCAGAACGCCACGCCCACGCAGGCGGTGGTGGCAGAAGAGCCAATCAACGAGCAGACCGAAGAGGTGGTGGATGATGAAGATACCACCGAAGAGGACTGCGGAGAGACCGAGCAGGCAACGGATGAAGAAAAGTCCGCTGGATCTGCCGAGCAGGAGACCAAGGAGAAGAAACTTTCTCCCTATGAGCAGATTGTCCTCAACGAAATGCAGCGCAGGGCAGCCGAGGGCGACCAAGCACTCGCAACCGCTTTGCAGTCCAAGGACAAGGACATTCATTCGTGTTGGTCATACATTACCGCACAAGCAAGGAAGAAGGCAAGTGGCAACTGCGCGATGATTGAGGATGCAGAGGTGTTCGGTTGGGCGGTGCATTACTACACCGAGAGCAAGGAGACCATTGAGAAAGAGTGCCCCTCGCTGAAACCCTATGTGCCCAAGAAAGCCGAAAAGACCGCAGAGCAGAAGAAGAGGGAAGAGACCGAGAAGAAAGTCAAGGCAAACCCCCTACTTGATGCGCTGATGAAGAGAGGTGCGAAGATTACCGATAGCGGAGAGATTGCCGTTACCAAGACCACCGAGAAGAAAGATGACAAGGGCAACATTCTATCCGCGAAGATAGTCAAGACCGATGCCGAGGGCACTCGCACGACCACTATCAAGAAAGACGGACAAACCTACACTATGACCGAGTTCTCACTCTTCTAAATCTATGATGCTATGAAAAGGAATCAGAAACAACTTGACAAAGCCGAGATTATGTTCCTTGACAAGATGCTCCCGAAGTTCGGGGAACTCGGCAAGCGCGTAATGTCTTTCGTGGCGCACCCCTACAAGCACTCTATGTGCGCTGCCAAGTATGGCAAGAGGGCGCAGGCGAAAGACATCTATTGGTGCAGCGAGTGCGGTGCGGAGTTTCCTTTATCCGAGGTTAAGGACTTCCGCAGAAATCCCGATATTCCTGCTGAAACGAAATACTACCACTATTGGTATAAGTACCTCGGCACTTGCCCTCATTGTGGCAGGCAGATGAAGATTGAGAAAGGTGGGGCGTATAAGCATCAAAGGTTTGAGGATATTATCGCGGTTAATGCCACTATGGGAGAGTGGAAGATAACCCGATATTTCGTTAGGCACGCCTTCGGTGTCCCAGGCAAGCCTGCGCAGGTCAATATAGAGGACATTGGCGCGAGCTGGACAAAGGGTGGCAACACCTATCACTATATCGCTCGTTTGGGCGGTATGTACTACTCAAAGTTTTGGCGTTCGTACACAAGACACTTCGCGCAGGACGGAATAGGCAGCGATACGGAATGCAAGACCACCGAGAGATACCGCATCCCTGCAAGTTTCTCCCTTTCCGCAGAACTGACCAAGAGGGGCATAGACCCCGACAAGACGCACGGACTTAAACTTGATTGGATACTTGACACTATGGCAGAGTATCCTGCGTTTGAGACCTTGTGGAAGGCAGGGGAGTGGAAACTCGCCACATTCTTCAAGCGCAGAATCAATGCGTACTGGGCGCAGATAAAGATTGTCCGCAGGCACGGATATGAGATTGCCGACCTGCGCGAGTGGCGCGATATGGTGGATATGCTGCATTGTCTTGATATGGACACCCACAATCCCAAGTTCCTCTGCCCCGATAACCTGCACGATGCCCACAACGCACTCGTTGCCGAGAGACAACGCAGGCGGAGGATAGAGGAAGAGAGGTGGCGCAGGCAGCAGGATGAATGGGCGAGGGAGAGGGCAAGGCAGGCGATGCTCACGCGAGAGCAGACCAATAACGAGTTCATCAAGCGCAGGGGAAAATACTTCGGCATCAGCATCCCCTCCACCGCAGGCTTTACCATTGTCGCGCTCCAGAGTGTAGATGACTTTGAGCGCGAGGGCAACACCCTGCACCACTGCGTGTATGCTTGTGGCTACTACAAGAAAGAGGGGTCGCTGATACTATCCGCGAGGGATGCGGACAACAACCCCATAGAGACCTTGGAGATAGATTTAAGGAGTTACAAGATACTCCAATGCTATGGACCGCACGATAGCTTTACGCCCCTGCACAAAGAGATTGTCAAGACTATGACCGACAATATGTGGCAGGTCAAGGCAGCCGCCAAGGGCGGTGCTGCGCAGGTCGCATAGAGTTCCCAATGGCGGTAGGTGGCTGATACCTGCCTACCGCTCCCATATATCAACCATTAAACAACAATCAAGATGAAAAAGTACACAACCAACGATGTCTCCTTGAACGAGGAGCAAATCTACGACCACGCAATCGCAGTCGTACACACAATCCACAGCAACTGCCCTATGGGTGCTATCGTCATCCTCTTCAACGAGTGGAGCGAGCTGGAGGAAGAGGGATTTGACGGAGAGGATATACTCGCCCTTGAAAACGCCACTTCCGTAGGGGATGCCCGAGAGGTGGGAATGGGTGCGGTAGTCGTAGTCCTCAAATAGTATCAATCAACCAATCAAGATATGGCGACAACAATCTACAAGACCACGGAGAGGGTAGGTCGGAGACCTATCTTCTCCTATCCGTTCAACAGCACTATTATGGCTTATGACAAGCTGATTTCCGCAGCGCAGAGACTGCGCCTTGTGCCACGCAAACTCCGCGAGGGCGTGGAAATTCAGTATCATCACGGAGATACCATTGCGGTCTATACCGCAGAGGTGGAAGAAAATTGCTAACTTTGCCTGCGTGATGAAACGGAAACGGACACTATCAGACCTGCGGTATCTCACACTCTTCCCCAAGGGCGTGGCGGTGCCGCAGGGATTGACAACCGAGCAATGGGCGGAAGTCTCCCGCAGGCGTGGGAGGATAGCCAAGGCGGTGTCCTGCACCGACAGGCATTGGCGCGTGGTTACTTTCCAGGACGGACACGAAGAACTCGCATACCTCACGGCAAGGAGGGGGTATGTGTATCGCGGTCTGCTCCTGCGCAGACTTCTCCCAGTGTGGGCGGTCAAGGGAACGAGAACGGCATTTTGACAACCAAGATTACATAGTTATTATGGCAGCATCAACCAAGAAGAAAAAGGAGACCACCCCGTCTGAGAAGGGCTGGGGTGGCAGGCGCGAGGGCGCAGGCAGGAAGAAGGGCACGAAGATGGTGGAGAACCCCATAAGCGAGCACCTCTCGTTCCGAGTTACCGCAGATACCCTCCGCAGGGTAAAGGCTCTGCGCGAGATGACCAAGGAGGACGACCTCTCGTTCAACCGGCAGTTCGAGCTGTGGGTGAAAGACATAGCGCAGGACTACGGCATAGAATAGGCAATCAAGCAATCAAGCAATCAACCAAGCCTTGTCAGGTGTATGTGCAAAGAAGAAGGGCGGTCACGATATCGTGGCTGCCCTTTCTCGTTTCATTCCCCGCTGCCTTTCTTGCGGAGTTCCGCCAGATCCTTGTGCAGCCGGTCAATCAAGTCGCGGTTTGCCTTGTCAGCGAGGGCCGCATCCCTCTTCACATAGAAGTTCGTCACGCGCAGTCCGCTCTTGTGCCCGAGCGCCTGGGAGACCACGTCCATCGGCTGACCGAGTATGTTGTAGGCGTAGGTGGACCAGCAGCGCCTTGCGTGGTACGCGGAAATGTAGGGGATGACGCCACTTTTCCTCTTCCGCCGCACCTCTTCCGTGTAAGCATCCGCCCCCGCGATGGTGAGACCTGTGCCGACCATCCGCAGCGCCCTGTTCCACCGCTTGCCGAACGCCTTGTAGTCCGACCTGCCCTCCATGAAGTTGAGCATCAGCTCCTGCCCGGAGTATTTGTTGATGATTGCCTGGGCCTCCGGCTCTATCTTGACTGACAGCTTGGTCTTGCCGTTGAGTTTCTGCGGCCAGTAAACGAGCCGCCCCTCGCGTATCTGGTCCTTCTTCACGGTCAGGAGGTCTATCGGACGGATGCCGCAGAGATAGAACGCGAGCAGGAAGAGGTCGCGGAACGGAACGAGGGATTCGTCTATCGGGCAATCAACCCAGCGCAGGAACTTGTCATAAGGTGCCACCCGCTTGTCCGGATCGGTGGTCGCCATGTCGATGCTCTTGAACGGATAGTGCGCTGCGGTCAGCTCGTTTTCCAGGGCGTAGTTGAAGATGGTGCGGAGGTTACGCAGGTACACGTTCGCGCCGTTCACGGACATCCCGTTGGTCTCCGTGAGCCATTGCTGGTACCGGCGCAACCAAGCCACGGTGATGTCGCTGAAACGCAGGTTGTCTATGTCCGGCTCGTACTTTATCAGGTTGTTCAGCGAGGTGCGGTAGATACCCTTCGTGGTCGCTTTCTTCAGCAGGGATATGTAATCCCTGTAAACCGGCAGCACATAGTCCGCGTTGTCCTGCGCATCGTTCGTGTCCGTGCCCCTTATGAGCATCGTCATTATGTCCCTGGCGGAGAACGTGGCGAAGTCCCTGCGCAGCATGATCCGCTGGAGCGCCATCGTCGCGTCGGCAAGGCGCTTGCGGAGTATGACGTTCTGGAACTTCTTGTCGGGCCGCGTGACCACCTGGCACTTGCCGGCATCCCACTCGTCCGGCTTGACGCGGATGCCGAGGGATTCATAGACGGTCTTGTGCCGGTGCGTCAGCGCGAGTTTCAGTGTCCCCGTCCCGTCCTTGCGCGGGGAGCGCTTGTCAAAGAAGATGTATAAGTTTGCCATATCTCGATTGGTTTTAAGTTGTTTCTTTCAGTCACTCCAAAGTTGCAACATTTTTGCAAGCATTTTGCAAGCATCCCCTCACAGAATGTCCCACAATGTCCCACAATGTCCCACGTTTGGGACACAAAATAACCCCAAAAACCAGAGGGTGTCCGAGTTTTGAGGTTATCACAACTTATTGAGTACCAATCATTTGATTTGGCGTGGGCGCAGACGGATTCGAACCGCCGACCCCCTGCTTGTAAGGCAGGTTTGCACCCTTGCAAGTATTTAGTTGTCAATAAGTTGCGCTTGCCCTTCAAAAATGCTGCAAGCAAATTGCAAGCAATCAGGATTCCCCGAGCCTTTCTTTCAGTTCCCGGATGGTCTCTTCCAGCTCGGCTATCCTCTGCAGCAGGGGCGTTTCTCCCGGTGCGATCATCCCGCCCTTGCCGGTACGCAGCCAGGCGAGGTTGACCGGGTAGTGGTCGCACAGCGACACCATCAGCTGGAGGGAAGGTTCCCTGTAGCCGGTGATGGCCATGCTCAGGGCGGAGTTCGACACTCCCAGCACCTTCGCCACCTCCGTATAGCTCTTCGCCTGCCCGTTATATATAAGGAAGTCTATGCACTTGGAAAGTCTTTCGCTGATTTCGCTCATCTCTGCATCGAATTTTGTAACAATGTCCAGTAGTTGTCCTTCTCCTTGGTAAGCTGCTCCACCTGCCGCTCCAGCATCTCTATCTTCATCCTGTCCTGGGACACGGATGCGGGGCAGTCCTGGAGTATCATTTCGCCCTTGCCTCTCAACAGCCATTCCGCCGAAAGGTCGCCGTAGAATTGGAGTATTTTCATAACCTTGTCAGCGCCGATGGCACTGTCGTTTTTCACAGCCTTTGAAAGCGTTCCGGCACCAACCCCAATGTCTCTCTCGAGTTGTGCAAGCGTTGTCCCCTTGAAAATTAAAAACGCTTTAAGTCTCTTATTCATAACCATTTACACTAAAGTGTGGGACACAAAGTGGAAAAAAATCCAAAAAACCTGTTGGACAAATGGAAAATTTTCCGTTACTTTGTTCCGTACACTACAATAAACCGCTGCAAAGATAACCAAAATGATTGACAAAACAAGACTTTCAGTAGATGACATCCGGCAGATCCCCGTCGGAGCAACAATGAGCTGGCGGCTCGAAAACGGCGCAGCCATCATTTCCGCGAGGAATCTTGTTACCTACCTCCAGCGCCACGACGGCAGGAAGTTCACCACCAAGGCGGACTTTGCCGGCAATGGCTTCGAGATAACGAGATTATCATAAACCCATAATACAATGACTAACAAAAGACCTTCGGTGTCCCTTGACGGGCGCTATTCAATGACAGAAACGGCGGGGTTCCTGGGAGTTGACCGCCGGACCATATTCCGCTGGAGACAGAGCGGATATGTGAAATCCAGGAAATTCAAGCATTGCAACCGGCCCTTCATACTCGGCCGGGACATCATTAGAATCTACAACACATGGAACTGATCAACCAAAACTCCCTCTCTGCGGCATCGCAGAAAAAAATCATCCTCGACAAACTCATGAGGGGCGAGGAACTGACATCGGCCGGGATGCTGACCGACAAGGACATCAGGGCTGTGGACGGACGCAAGCGCATCAGCGAACTCCGCGCAATGGGCTACCCCATCAAGGACAGGGTAGGCTACAACCCCGAAACCAAGAAGCGCTTCAACATATACTATATGGAGTGCAATTCATAGAGAGTTTATCACAACTTATTAAACCAATCATACCATGAGCAAAGAGAAAAGCACAAAATCGGAACTCTATGACCTCGAGAAAATGGTCAAGGACATTACCACGAAAGTCAAGGAGAAAGGCGGCTCCATCGTCATTATGGCTGGCGTTCCTGACACCGTTGGCGAAGCAGAGGGGACATCGGCCTGCGCTGCGGTGGTCGGGAATAAGGGAGACCTTTTGAGGATGCTTGCCGAAGTAGCAGCCCGACCGGATTCAATAGACCTCGTCTCGGTCGTGGGAAAGGGGTTTCTGATGGGGACGATGGTAAGGCACCTGAGAAATGAGAAATCCGAAAAGGAACCTACCGCAGCGCCTGCGGAATAGTGCCCATAGTTTTAACGCAGAGGGGTGTGGCCTGACCGCCTATCCCCTCACCAACATGACAATACTTGACATATCCGGGATAGTGTAACGGTAACAACGCCAGGGCGGGGCAATAGAGCAGTCAATAAAACGCGCCGCTGGAGAAGAGGGTTGAACTCCCTCGCCCGGAACAAAGCCACCGCAGCGATGCGTAGGCAGCTTTAGCAAATTTATCATTAGTCATCAGCCCCGGCTCGTCCGGGGTATTTGGAAGTTGCAGCTCATTTGGTCGAGCATAAGATGCGGAAAACACATAATCCATAATTCAAAAGCGCGTTCCGCACTGAAGGATAGGGGTTCGAATCCTCCAACTTCCACAAGACAATACAAACACTATCATCATCATGGAAAACAAAGAAATACTCGTCGCCCCGGTGACGCAGAGGGACGGCACTTCCAATCTGGCGAGGTTCAACCGCGCCATCATGAACTCCGATATGCAGAAGTATCTCGGCACCGTACTCGGCTCGCGCAAGGAGCAGTTCGTGAACAACCTCCTTGCCGTGGTCGGCAACGACGTGAAACTCCAGGCGTGCACCCCGACATCGCTCGTGTATGCCGCCACCAAGGCAACGGCCCTGGGGCTGCCCCTTGATCCCAACCTCGGTTTCGCGTACATCATCCCCTACAAGAACACCAAGAGGGCGAAGGAACTGCAGCACATAGCCGACCCCAAGGGCGGCGCTCCCATCGAGAAGGAGGTGGAGGTTGCCACGCAGGTGCAGGAGGCCCAGTTCCAGATCGGCTGGAAGGGATTCGTGCAGCTCGCCCAGCGCAGCGGCCTGTTCGAGCACATCAACGCCGGCCCCGTCTATGAGGGAGAGCTGACCGGCATCGACAAGAAGTCCGGAGAGCCCGATTTCTCCGGCAAGAAGGTATCCGACAAGGTAATCGGGTACTTCGCCTACTTCAAGCTGCTCAACGGCTTCCAAAAGACGCACTATATGTCCGTGGACGAGGTGCGCGAACACGCGAAGCGCTACTCGCAGACCTTCTCGTCCTCCTACGACAAGGTCAGGGCATCTTCCAAGTGGAACACCGACTTCGACGCGATGGCCACCAAGACCGTGGTGAAACTCCTCCTCTCCAAGTATGCGCCCCTCTCCGTGGAGCAGCCGGGTATCGCCCAGCTGAAGGACGCAATCCGCACCGACCAGGGCGTGATCGACGACCAGGGCAACCCCGAGTATGTCGATGGCACCACCGATGAGCAGCAGGCCGCGGTCATCGTGGACGCAAGGAAGGAAGAACTGCGGCAGAAAGGCAGCAAGGCACCCGAACTGATGTAATATGAGCAAGTACGCGAAATACACGCCGGAAGAGCTGGAGGAACACTTCTCCAATTATCTCGTAGATAGTTGGTCTTTCTCCGGCGTGTCTTGCTTTGCCCGCAACGAGAAGGCTTTCGAGATGCAGTATGTCTATCGGGAGAAAGACACCCGCAGCATCGCATCCATCGCGGGAAACGCATACCACGAGGCGCTGAAGGAGTATTTCTCCGCTTATACGGAGGGCTCCGCCCCGGCGGTGGTGGACCTTACGAAGATCGCCTACGACTATCTCGACGAGGTGCCGGCGAACGAGTGGCGGCTCTCCAACAAGTTTCCTTCCGTGGAGCAGGCGAGGGCCGAGGCCGACCGCGTCGTGAACAACCTCCTTGAATCGTTCTGCGCAGAGGTGAGCACCTATACCGATGACATCGCCAAGGTGCTGGACGTGGAGGTGCGCTACGACGCCTGGGTGACGGTCAACGGCGTGGACATTCCCCTGCCGCTGCATTGCGTCATAGACCTCGTGGTGGAACTCAAGGACGGGCGCATCGTAGTGATAGACCACAAGAGCAAGAGCGCGTACACCGAAGAGAAGGAGCTGGCCCTGGCACACGGACAGCAGGCCATAACCTACGTCCTCGGCTGGGAGGCGGCCCATAAGGGAGACTGCGTCTCGGAGGTGTGGTTCATAGAGAACAAGATTGCCAAGAACAAGGACGGAAGCGCCCAGATGCGCAAGCACGTTTTCACTATGGATGCCGACAACCGCAGGCTGTTCGAGGCCCTGCTCTACGAGCCGCTGCGACGGATGCTGGAGGCGGTATCCGACCCTGACTACATATATACTATCAACCCGAGCGATAACTTCACCGACATGGCCGTCCTCTATGACTTCTGGGCAAGGACGCAGATCTCGGAGATAGACGACTTCGAGTTCGTGCCGGAAGAGAAGAGGGAGCTCATAGCCAAGCGGCAGCGCAAGATAAAGGATTCCTCCATAGGCTCCATCGCACCGAAGGCCATAACCACCTTCCGCAAGAACGCCGCCGCATTCATCACACTTGATTATTCACACTCCAATATGACACCACAGGAAAAAATAGAACACGTTCTGCGTACTTTCAACATCAAGGTGCAGGTCGCCCACTTCATAGAGGGATTCTCCTGCAATACCTATCTCTGCGAGGTCGCTCCCGGCGTGGAGCTGCTCTCCATCTTCAGGCATTCGCTCGACATAGCCAACGCCCTTGACGTGCCGAGGGTGCGCATTCAGGGCGAACCGCTGGTAATGTACGAGGGTAAGTCCTACCTCGCCATAGAGGTGACGAAGAAGAAGGACTGCGAGCCCCTGCTCTGGGATGCCAAATACACCAAGGGCCACAAGCTCGCCCTGGGCATGGACAACTTCCGCAACGTGATCGTGTGGGACCTGGACAACAACACCACCCCTCATTTGCTCGTGTGCGGCGCTACCGGCTCGGGAAAGTCCGTCCAGCTGTTCACCATACTCTTTGATGCCATCCAAGCCGGCATTCAGGACATAACCATCCTCGACCCGAAATATGAGTTCGCCATGGCACAACTCCCGAAGAATGTCCGAGTCCTTTCCGACATCGAAGATATTGAGCGGGCCCTGGCAGACATGGTGGTTGATATGAACGAACGGGTAAGGATGCGCCTAAAACACCTATCGCTTGTCATCTTTGACGAGTTTGCCGATGCCGCCGACCAGAGCCGTGGCCCGAAAGAGCTGGAGCCGGGCGAGAAGTCTCTTATGGAGAACTTCAAGATGCTGCTGCAGAAAGGGCGCTCGGCGGGGTTCCGCTTTGTCGCAGCCACGCAGAGGGCTTCGGTTAAAACCATTCCCGGCGACATCAAGGTAAACCTCCCGGTGCAGATCTGTTTCAGGGTGCCGAAAGGACTGGACTCCAAGGTAGTGCTCGACACCGAGGGCGCAGAGGCTCTCGCGGGACACGGAGACGGACTTATCCACTCTCCGGAATACAATGACGGACTTGTCCGTTTCCAGGGATTCTATAAACCACAGGATTAACTATGAGCAAAGCAATCTATAAGCCGAAGGGTAAGGCTGGCGAATACGCCGAATGGGCCTGCAACCTCTATGTGGGATGCAGCAACAACTGCTCCTACTGCTATTGCAAGAAGGGCGTCCTCTCCCACGCGATGGGTGGGCCTGTCGCCAAGCTGAAGTCGTGTTTCAAGGACGAGGAACACGCCTACGAGGTGTTCAAGAAAGAACTCCACGAGAATCTTGACGAACTCCGCAAGTCCAGCCTCTTCTTCACCTTCTCCAGCGATCCGATGATTCCGGAAACAAGGAATTTGAACGCGGCTTGCATTAGATATGCTATTCAAAACGGTGTGTGCGTCCAGGTGCTGACGAAGAATGCGGATTTTGCGTATAAGCCGTTCGTTGATTTGCTTTGCTTTAAGGACAAGAAGGATATGATTGCGTTCGGTTTCACCATCACGGGCCGCGATGATATGGAGCCGGGAGCATCTACCACCGCGGAACGTATCGTCTCCATGCATATGCTTCATCGTTTAGGCTTCCGAACCTTCGTGTCCTTGGAGCCTGTGGTCAATCCAGCCCTCACGTTATCTATTGCATATAAGATTTACCCCTTCTGTGACTTGGTTAAGGTTGGCCTTATGAGCGGCGTTTCCCTCTCGTACTATAATAAGTCGGAAGTGCAGGAGATGACCGATACCATCAAGGCGTTGTGCAAGAATGTGTACCTCAAGCACAGCTTGACAGACTATCTCGGGCTGCCGGCAGAGAATCCTATCGACATCTTTGAAATTCAGAAATAGTATCTACAGAATTAACCATAAATCCAAACGCATTATGAAAGAGCACAACATCGGAAAGAAAGTTATCATCCGCGCAGACCGCGCTGGCGTATTCTTCGGCACCCTCGTCCGCAAGGAAGGCCAGGAGGTGGAGCTGAAGGACTGCCGCCGCATCTGGTACTGGGACGGGGCCGCAAGCCTCTCCGAGCTGGCAGTGTCCGGCACCAACCGCCCGCACAACTGCAAGTTCACCGTAACGGTGCCGAGCATCGAGATCCTCGGAGTCATCGAGGTCATCCCCTGCACCGAGAAGGCCATCGAGAACATTGAAGGCGTAGAGGTATGGAAGAGGCAGTAAAGCGGTTCCTTATGGTCGGCTCCACCCACGCCAAGCAGTCCGGCGAGCCCCGCGAACGGCACGCCTACATCAGCATCGTGTTCCCCGATCCGTCCGAGGCCCTGGGCATGATGACCAAGAACAAGTTCGGGAATGTCACCTCGCTCTCCCTGTACGTTAAGGGGGAACAGCAGGCGGAGGGCATCGCCAACGCCCTGATGTTCGCCGCAAATGTCCTTGCCATCGGAGATACCGACGCGAAAGAAGAAGAACCGGTATCCCTCATTCCCATAGACTAACAACCTTAAAACACATATCATTATGCCATTCTTAAATCTATGCCAGTTCATTGGCAATGTAGGCGCCGACCCTACAATCCGTTCAAACTCCGGCAATCCCGAAAAGCCCGAAAAGATAGCGTTTTTCAATCTCGCCACTACCGAGAGGTACAAAGGCAGGGACGGACAGTATCACGATAACACCGAGTGGATACCGGTCGTCGCCTTCGGCCCCACCGCGGAGTTCGTGGAGAAGTATGTACGAAAAGGCTCGCCCCTTTTCGTGTCCGGCAAGTTCAGGACAAGATCCTGGAATGACCAGTCGGGGGCAAGACGTTTCCAGACTGAAATTCTCGCTCAGGACATCCAGCCCCTCGCAAGAAGGGAAGAAACCCAGCAGGCCGCACCCGCCCCTGTCGGCGTTCCGACACCCCCTCCTACCCCGGCACCGATACCCACGCCCGTCCAGGCACAGGCTCCGGTAGCATACCCTGCACCTGCAGCACCTGCACCTGCGGTGAATCAGGCTTTCTCCCAGCAAGGGGGACAGATGGCAGACGACCTTCCCTTTTGATGACACGCCATGAACAAGCCCGCAACAAGCACCAGCGCCTTTGAAGAATGCTGGTTGGCCTACAACCGCAAGGGCGTCAAGAAGGTAGCCAAGGCCCAATGGGACAGGCTGTCAGAAGAAGAGAGGGAGCAAGCCTCCCGGCACATACCTTTCTATGTATCAAGCAGGGAAAGGGTCTATTGCAAGGACTTTGAGCGGTATCTCCGCGACAGAGTTTTCCAGAATCCGATTTTCAACCGACAGGGCGAGGTGGTTTACGACCCCGACGCAACGCAACCGGAAGCGAAGGTCAACGCAGCACCCGCAGGCTTCCAATGATTAGACAAGCGGCAAAGATATGACCGGCCTTAACGAACAGACAATACTCAAGTGGTGGGAGATATTCAAGGGAGAACATCCCCTGACCGAAGTGCGTATCCTGGATGGTGCCAACAGCTATTCCGGATACTTCAACGATGTGCATAAGATGATAGATGCCCTGCGTCCCTACGCGGACAAGGCCATCTACGGCATCATCAACATAGTGAACGACGATTGCCTTGGACGGAAACAGGCCGGCCGTATTATCCGCATCTCAAAGGACGAGGCTACCGGGGACAACATCATCACCGGCAGGACGATGATCCTGATTGACCTCGACCCGGTACGCATCAGCGGCGTGAACGCCACCGACGAGGAAAAGGGCTACGCACGCAAGACGATGTGCGCCATAGGCTCCTTCCTCAAGGCGCAGGGGTTCTCGACCCCGGTGGTAGCGGACAGCGGGAACGGATACCATATGTACTATCGGGTGAAGCTGCAGAACACCCCGGAGAACACCCAGCTCGTCAAGGACTTCCTCGGAGTGATAAGCGACCAGTTTTCCAGCGACAAGTGCGACGTGGACACTTCCGTGTTCAACGCGGCGAGGATTACCAAGCTGATCGGCACCACTTCCAGGAAAGGCACCGACACGTCCGAAAGGCCGCAGAGGGAGTCGCGTTTCGTGAAGGTCCCCGAGAGGTGGGAGTTCACCGACATCTCCTATATCCGCAAGGTCGCGGCGATGAAACCGCAGCCCGAGGCGCAGACCGCCCAGAACGACTTCGGCAGGAAGAAGTTCGACATAGAGGCGTTCTTCACCGAGCATAACATCAAGGTCAAGTCAAGGGAGCCCTACAACGGGGGTATCCGCTATATTCTCGACGAGTGCCCCTGGGATTCCACGCACAAGGACGCGGCGGTCATCCAGCGCACCGACGGAACTCTCTGCTACCATTGTTTCCACAACAGCTGCTCGCAGTACGGATGGAAGGAATACAGGCTTTTCTACGAGCCTAACGCCTACTCCCAGGCAGACTTGTCAGCCTATGAGTTCAAGCGCGACTACAACGACCGCAGGCGGGGTAGAGGGAATCTCTCGGACCTTTTCAAGCACGAGGTTACATCCGACCTTGGCCCCGTGTGGATGAAGGCGTCGGAAGTGAAGTGGGAGGACCCGCGCAATGCCATCTATGTACCGACCGGGATAACCCGGCTGGACAACAAGATAAGGGGACTTGGCGTTCCCGGCGTGACCGTCCTTTCGGGGCTGAGCGGATGCGGGAAGTCCACCCTTATCGACGAGCTAATCCTCTCGGCCCTGCAGGCGGGATTCCCTACCGCGGCCTTCTCCGGGGAGCTGCCCGGCGCACTCTTCATGCAGTGGCTCCGGCAGATTGCCGCAGGCCCTGCGGTGACGAAGGTATGGAGGGGAGAGGAACTGGCATACTGCTACGCGGACAGGGAGGTGAGCGAGAAGATTGACCGCTGGTTGGATTCCAAGTATTTCTTCCTCTACAACAACGACTACGGAAGCAAGTGGAGCAAACTCTTCCCCAGCATCCGCGATGCTGTCGAGAAGAAAGGAGCGAAGATAATCTTTGTGGATAACCTGATGATCATGGATCTCGACTTCGAGGGAGAGAAGAACGACCTGCAGGGGCAGCTCATCAAGCAAATGATGGATTACGCCAAGGCGAAGCGCGTCCATATACTCCTCGTGGCGCATCCGCGTAAGGAGACGCAGGCAAAACTTCTGCGTATGCAGGACATATCCGGCACGGCAGACCTCTACAATGTGCCGGACAATGTGTTCCTCCTGCACCGCGTGAATACGGACTTCGAGAAGAGGGCCATAGACTTCTGGGGAAGGAAGAGGCTTGACGACATACAGCTCGCCGGGTATTCCACCATCCTGGAAGTCGCCAAATGCAGGAGCAACGGCACGGCGAACGAGATGCTATGCGGCCTCTTCTTCAACGAGGTTGACCGCAGGCTGGAGAACGAGCGCAACGAAGACCACGACTACGGCTGGCAGGAATACTCCGAGCCGCAGGTGCCGTTCAACAACGAGTTTGACCCGGGAGATGACGGCGATTTACCCTATTAGCGAGAGTTATGGCAAAGCGTTATGATGAATTTGCGAACAACTGCCAAGGTTGCGGTTGGCTGCGAGAGGGGAGATACCTCGACGGAACGCCGTATCTCTGCTGCATATGGTTCGGAACCATTATGCATAACCAATCCGAAGAAGAATGCAAGTCCTGGCGCTCGCCTGAATATGTGTTGAAGTACATGAACAAGCAAAGAAAGAAATAAAACGATATGATTATGGCACTGACACCAAAAGATGAAACCTTGCTTATCCAGGCCCGGGAGTTCTCGAAGAACGATTGGCACAAGATCGGGGAGCTGCGCGAGCAGGCCGAGAGCGAAGAGGCGAAAGAGCGACCCCGCCGGCTGGAGTTGTTCAGGTATCACCAAGAGGAAGCAGATGCCGGGATTATATAAACCGATACAAACTTATAGATTTTTACAATTTCTATTGATTTCTATAAATAATCAAGATATGACACAAGAAAAAATCACAAAGAAAGCCCTTGCCAAAGTCCCGAAGATAAGGGGCTATGTGGCGAGGGATGAAGATGGAACACTGCACTTCTTCTCCTCCGAGTGCGGTGATGGCGAGCCAATCTTTGACACAGAGTCAGGCACTTGGGGTATCGCTACGATGGAGATGTTGGAGATTGTTCATCCTAATGGGGAGTTCGGCGAGCTGTCCTTCAGGGATGACCCGATTGAAGTTGAACTCTCAATACAAAAGATATGACACTCAACGAACTAATCCGCCAAGCCCAAGAGCTGGCGAGCCACCTTTCTTCGGGAGGCATTCCACTCCGCAGAAATGGTTGGGATGTAGATGTCTGCCTGCAATTAGAACGCGACAAACACGGACAAGATTATGTGGATGTTAAAATCAAAGTATAGTTATGCTGAACAAATATTATATAGGGGGTGATACTACAAATGTAAAATGCGAAGTAAATCTAAATCAACCCTCCACAGGATTTATCCAAAAGTCAAACCCAATAAGCAGATTCATTCGCTTCCAGCGCGGGTCGGAGATTGAAAGACTCTTGTTCCCTACGGAATCAAATGTCAATCCTCGCTTATACTATACGAAAGTAGACCATGTTAAATCTCCCGGACGCCCTTGGGCTGTGGATCGGATAGAAAACAAAGTTTACGAAGATGTAACTGTTCTACAAGTTTGTATTTTCGGTAACGATTATATGCTTGCAGAATATGTGTTCAACAAAGATATGAAAGAACAATTATGACACGAGAAGAAAAAAGGCTTTTGCTTAAAGACCTCTGCGCACGGTTGCCTTATGGGGTAATCGTGAAGGATAGGAACGCCACACACGAACTATCAATAGGAAACACCGAGTTTGTCGATTTGTTTAATGGTAAGTGCCATATCAAGCCTTACCTTCGCCCAATGTCAAGTATGACGGAGGAAGAGAGGGAAAAGTGGGCGAGCATCATTAACTATACTCTCAATAAGGAGAAGGGAGAAATGTCAGTATCCGTATTAGTTGATGATGTATCTGAATACAATGATTGGCTCGATAAAAATATGTTTGACTATCGAGGACTTATCCCTATGGGACTTGCCCTTGAAGCACCAAAGGATATGTATAAAATCAGATAGAATATGATTTGTGCAGATTGCAAACATTGGACAATGGGTGACACTTGGGGTTCTCCTATGGGGAAAGAACACGGAGTTTTAGTCGAGTGTAAGGGTTGGTGCTTAGCCAAGTCGAATAAGCGAAAAAGGTGGAATTATCAACCCTGCAACAATTGTCCGCTCTTTGAGAAAAGAAAAAGAAACACCCTTATAATGTTTGGCACTGGAATGCCTACGAGGGAGCAATTGCAAGAGATCAAAGATTTTATAGAAGAAAAACTAAAATAGTTATGGAAAAAGAAATAATAATTCCCGAAGGCCAAGAAGTCAGGATAGAAGGTAACAAGGTTGTTTTCATCGAGAAGGAGAGCGAAGATGAGAGGATAAGGAAATGGCTTTTTGATTTTATCGAAGCAAATGGTTGGTCCGCACAATTTAGTGTAACAAAAGAACAAGTCCTTGCCTACCTCGAAAAGCAGAAAGCTAAAGAACAGTATGATAGGTTGGCACCTATCTACGCGGATCAAGAATCCTTTGAATCCGCATTAGACAAGGCGTGGAAATTCTACAACGACAGCGGCTCTTCTACGGTTGATGGCTGTGAGGATAATGCCGTCGAACTCGCCTTCGCTAAAGGGTTCCGCGAAGGATTTCTTTACAAGGAAAGCCAGAAAGAGCAGAAGTCCACTCTTAGCAAATCCGAAATAGATTTTGCCGACACCTATTCAAAAGGTGTATGGGAGAAACTTATGTCCAAATTCAAGAATACTAAAGGATATCGTATTGGATGCAATGATGTTTCAGACATTGTTCTGAATGCGATTCTTGATGCGTTTAAGTGGGCAAAGAGTCGTTGGAACGCAGCAGAAGAGAGGAAGCCTAAAATGATTCAATGGACAGGGAAAAACCTAAAAGAAGTCATTGACTTTACAGGTAAATCTCTAAGGTTTGATGAGTGGTTTAAGTCTTGGGAGGATTTCGAGAATTATGTACACAGCCATGGAGATATTCTCAAACTGTTCTGCGAGGATGGTAGTCACTATGAAGTTCCAGTAGGTGCTTGGATAATCAAGACTCCAGATGGCTTTAATACACCTTCTCATTTTAGATTCATACAGAAGCCCGCAGAGTGGAACGAGGAAGATGAAATACGGTTAAAAGAAGCGCTTGAAGTTCTTGATGAATCAATAAAACATCTTCCCATTGGATACGGATATACAAAGGATGTGAGGTATGTCAAGGACTGGCTCAAATCCCTCCGTCCCCAGCCAAAACAAGAATGGAATTGGGGTGATGAAGATTTTGAAAAGTTTAGGAAGGTTCTTGCAAAAAAAGCTTTTCTTGATGAAATAACATCAGTTCAAGTTGCAAAAGAACTATTGAATTTTCTTAAACATTATCGTCCCCAGCCTCATTGGAAGCCCAGCAAGGAACAAATGGAAGCGCTGAAGAAAGCATATGAGGATGCTTTTGAATGTCCTGAAGGTTGTGTCCCCCACCTCCCTCTCGAATCTCTTTACAACGACCTTAAAGAGTTATAACTTAACGGCACACTCTCTCTACTGATTGTCCCTCCCGGCACATCTCTGCGGCAGGAGGGACTTTTTATATTGGGTTGGAACGGGAGAGAGTCTATTTCGCGTGGAGATAGTCCCAGGTCTTGCTGTCCCCATAGGGGTTGTCCGGGTCATCGAGCCAGGCGACCGCAAGATCAACCGCCTTCTCCGTTTTCGCCTGCTCATCAGCTCCGGGGAACCACTTCTGGATGACGGGCCAGTTGTCGCTGGCAATCATATTGAGCGTCACATAGAAGTCCCAGAAGGTGTATGCTCCCGGAATGCGCTTGGCGACCTTCTCATAGACCGCACGCACCTGCGGCTCCGACCAATACGGGGCGGAGTGCTTGTTTCCGTTCTCGTCGCGGTAATACATCTTGCTCACGCAGGCCACGGCGTAGTTTTCGTCATAGTGCCCGCCGGACATGATTCCGTAAATCTCGGACAGGAGTTCGTTCTTCGATGTCTCGTCAAGGTAAGTCTCGACCGCATCAGATATGGCGGAGATGGATTTCCACATAGCATCTTCGCCCTTGCCCGTACCACGGGTTTTCATAAGTTCATAGAGTGTCATAATGTTTCTTGTTTTCGGTTTATTTTCTTCCCCTTCCGCACTTCGGGCAAGCCATCGGCATCGGGGGTCGCACGATTATCGCCGGGGGCTCCGGCTTGAAGGTTATCGGCAGTGGCATCGGTTTGGGAAATACTTTCATAAGCCTTGTTGTAGATGATTGCCAGATAGTCGTAGATAAGAGCGAGCCACAGGGCCGCATAAGAGAAAAGGAAAGATGTCGCCAGCGCAGCCAGTGCCGGCTGTCCGTGGAAGATCTGCCACAGCAGAGTGCTCCAGAAAGTCAGGCACTTCGGGCAGGAAAGGAGACCGGCCTTCAGGCGCAGCTCCTCCAGGATTGCATCAGCAAGCCCCATCTGCACGAACAGGACGCAGCATACCGTCAGCGATGCGACATCTTTCCACATAATCCTATGCTCCCGCGGCTACATTGAAGGAAGTGGTGATGCTGAGTGCGTTGGTAACATTGCAGCAATCCCTTACGTCGGTGGGGGTGCACTGGCAGATGCCGGCGGTTATAGTGGGTGTGTCTGCGGAGGACACGGGAACGGAGAGTACCGTCCACACATTGTCCGTTATCGGGCAAGGAGCGCAGGCGCAGCCTCCGTAGTTGCTGCCCGAGCGGTGGGGCATATAGGTGACCGTTCCGCTTACAAGGATGTCCGCATTGAACACGTTGTTGCCAACACTGTAGATGCGAAGGACCTGGTAAGCAAGGTTAGCGGAGATGGGAAAGGCTCCGGATACGCAGACCTTGCGGTTCCCACAGGTGTAGTGGGTAAGATTGAGAACATAGGAGGCATTCGTCGCGGTACCTCCGGCGACAGGCACGAGAGAGTTGAGGTATGTCTGTCCGTTGATGTAATCAGCCATAGCTAAGATTCTTTTTGTGAGTTAGTTTTCTTCGGCGACCTATTGTCTGCACCGTCGCCACCTTGTGCTATCGGGGTTATGACTTCCTGCGGTGGGCTCAGCTTGCGCATCGCACCTTCTATCCTCGCTATCGCTTCGGACATATTGTCCAGTCTGGAGAAGATCGCGCCGCGCTGCTCCATTATGTTATACAGCCTTACCGCAGAGCAATATGTCTGCTGGATGAACGGACACTTCTGGCACTGCCCGTCGCATACTCTCGGTGTGTTCTCCCTATTTTCCATTCCTAAGATAGTTTATGAGCCGGGCCTGCAAGAAAGGGCTCGTCTCTATTTGTCTCAGCAGCGGGAGGATTCTGCCGGCGCTTACCGCCACGCCCTTCGCTGCGCATCCGTCCACGAAAGCACCCAGCTGCCGGGAGGTCTCGTCGGCCTGCTCCTGGCTTTCGGCGAATATGTTGAACGATACTTTATATCCTTCCATGGCTCATTATGGGTTGATTGGTGGAATAGGTTCAGCCGGCACCCTCTTGCCCAGGATTCCCCGGATGAGGGACACGCCCTGCGAAATCATATCCTCGTTCTCCCTTATCCACGAGAACACCCCGCTTGCCTGCTCTCCCAGGTTACGGATGAACGGCTTGGATGCCGCCTCCACCGAAGGGATGCCGTCGAGATCTTTGACGAGGAAGTCGTACATCTTCTGCGCCTTCTCCACATCAAGGTTGGAGAGGAAGAGGCACTGCTGTTTCAGCGCTGCTTTGCTCGTAGGTCGTATCATGGCTATCTGCTCCTGAAGTCTCTGCTTCCGTTTCTTTCCGTTGAACATCGTCTTGATAGTTATAATGGTAGGGCAGGGAGAGTCCCCACCCTACCAGGTCCGTGGATTAGGCGCCACAGGAGCCGGGGCAGCCGCAAGGCTGAGGGGCAGAATATATCTGAACCTTCTGAGGATTCTCGGAGAGGTTCCCGAGGATGGCCTGGTTCAAGAGGTTATTCTGCACACTCTGCATCGCGGAGAGTTCTGCGGCCTGCTGTGCGGTGAGGGTTCCCTGCTGGGAGCCGGACACAGTGTCGTTGATGGTTTGCGTCATGGTCACGCCCTGTGCCACGCGCTCCGCACGTTCTGCTCCGAGAAGTCCGGCGAGCGAGTTGATCTGTGCGTTGTTTGCGGCAAACTGGGCATTGGCGAGGTCGCGGATGCCGTTGGCCTTGGCGTTGGAGAAGATGGGCGCGAAAATCCACGCACCGATGCCGAGGGCTGCGCCCACGGAACCGAGAACGAGACCTGCGACCGCAGTACCCGAAGGACGGCGGGAGGTCTTTTCGTTCATCATGAATGACTCAAAGGGGGTAAGGCCCCAGTGAACAGCTTCTTCAGTCATGGTTGTCAATGATTATTCGTTGTTAAACAAAATCCTCTGACACGATTGTCATTGACACAAAGTTCGTTAGAAGGTGCGGGACTGGGAAATAAATCACATATTTGCGCTATCGTATTGAGATATAGAGGCTTAGCTGTGAATTCCTCACTTCTTCCAGCTATCCGGTATCGCTTTCCTGAAGAGTGCGAAGGGATATGCCACATACCGCCGGGGCTTAGGCAGCATACGCCTGTCTATGACCGTGGTCACATTGGTCTTGGTCTTGCCGTAGAAGCGGGCGAAGTCATCTGCAGTCCCCTGCAGGGGGAGACACCCCTCAAACATCTTCGACAATGATTCATATTCGGACATTGATAGGGAGTCGTTCTCTACCTTAAACCGAACAAAATCAAGAAATTCTAATAAAATTTTCTTCCCAATGTTCTCAATGTCAGACATTTTTGTTACATTTGCAGTGCATCACAATAAATACAACTTTACGCCACATTGCTGACGACTCTTAAAGTCCCCGGCGCAATATGGCGCAATTTTGTATTTGGTGATGCTTTTACAAATCCGGGGGCTTTTTTTATTCTATGCCCCCGCAATGTCAAATGATGACGAAGAGCTGGATTACCAGGCCGCCGATCACGGTCGCCAGGAAGTCATACCAGTCTGCCTTATCGGTAGTCCACATATCGAAGAACTCCTTAATGAATCCTGCGAATATGACGGGGACTATCGCTGCTTTCATCCCGAGGGTAATGCAGAAGAAAGCGCCGATGATGAGACCGGCGATGAAATGCAGCCACTTGTCGAATGGAACCTTGTAAAGCTGCTTCACAATCCAGTTCCAGATTTTACGAATCCAATTTCCCATAATGATAGATTTATGATTAAAACTTGAACACTACGAATACGATTATGGCGAGGCTTGCCACGAGGACCCAGAACGCCTTGAGCCGAAATTCCTGCCACCACGTCAGGGGTTTGTCCCTGTACTCGGTGACATAGACCGTCTCCTGTGCCTTCTCTATATAGGTCGTGTCGTGGACTTCGACCTCCACCGGCACCTCGATAGTCTGGGGAATACTCTCCAGGGAGTGCCACAGGAACCCCTCGCTCACCACGGCATCGCTCTTGGCATAGGGATTCTCAAGGTGTGACGAGGTGTCACGGGTTACGTTCTTCTCCACAATGACGGGAATCTCGAAGGTGGCGGTATCATGGATGATGCGGTCGCGGTATTCCACGCGGACCGAATCCCTGTAAACTATCTGCGGCTCCGCAGGCTTGCATATCCCGCAGGATGCTATCCCCGGCATCATAAGAAGCGTTAGCATGAACAGCCGGGAATCGTAGCCTATCACATTGAAGATTAACGGCCCAGGCTGGACCTTCACTCGTTTCTTTTCTTCCATAATAACACAAATACTTATTTCATATCCCTCTTGATCACCAGCTCCACGCCCTTGACCGTCTCGGGGTCGAGGTCATCGTCGCAGCCGAGCAATCCCATCATCTGATACACATAGTCCTCGCAGGACCGCGGAAGCCCCAGGTCGGACAATATCTTGCTTACGGCATCTTCTCTTGTCATATGATTTCAAGGATTACGTCATCGCCGCGATTCCAGGCCGGAATCCAATAATTGTTAAGGATATGGTAATACCACTTGGTAGCATTGATTACCTGCCCCTTGACCTTGTTCTCGCCGAAACTGATGCAGCCGAGGGATTCTTCCGGTCTGTTGAACGGATGCACCCGGACACCCGAGAACCCCTTCACGCCCAGAAGCTCGGGCACCCTGCCATCGTACTTCTTCGCCCAGGGCCTGTTCTTGAACTTCTCGGATACGGTGAACACGACCTTGTAAGTACCTTTCGGGATGGCGGTCTGTCCATATACCTTGTGTTCCAGGATGTAAGCGAGGTCGTCGGACTGCTTCAGCCCCCGGTCTTTATCCTCAAGGCTGTTGCACACTATGCGCCCCCGGAGGTAGAACCTGCCCACCGTGTAGGAGTCCTTTTTCCAGAGGCGCTCCAATATGCTCAGTTCCTTTCCCATGTCAGTCGTCCTTCTTGGTGAACTGGCCCTTGGAGTTGCGGATATGCTCCGTAGCGCTCATGCCAAGGGCCTTCGTGATTTCGATGATCTGCTTTTGCAGCTTGGCGATCTCCTTCTGATGCTCGTCGCGCAGACGGACTCGTTCTTCCCGGAGTTCTCTCACCTCCAGTTCCAGTTCCTTAATCCGTTTGTTCTGCTGGTCGATAAGCGGCTGATAGACGGAGTCAACAATCTCTTTGATGTTGTCTATCTCCATGGCGTTAACTTCTTGTTTCCCCTTTTTCCTGTTGATGCCCCAGTTAGCCAACTGGGTGACGAGTCCACCACCCAGGGCACCGAGGATTGCATCGAGATGTTCTACGAAAGCCATACTTAATCCTCCGCTATTGCCTTAAAGTCGTTGATACTGTCCCGGGTTACCACCGCTTCCGATACGACCCGGTTGAGTCGTATCGAAAACAGCGAATATCCCTGGTTTGCCCGGAGCAAGACATAGTCGTTGCCAAAGGGCGTGATAGTGATATTGTCCATATGCCTAATCGGTTTGTTCCTCCGTGTCAGTTATGCTTATCGAGTAGTCATACTCCATCGTTTCGGCATCGTAGGTTGCCTCGATGGAAATGGTCTTGCCCATTGCCGCTCCCAGCTTGGTAGCCAGCTCGGTGCAGAAGTTGTCGAAAGAGTCCTTGGAGACATAGTTCTGAGGGAGCCTGCGGATGGTATCCACCGCGTTCATCGCATACTGCACATCGTAGTAGATGGGAGCCTGCACCTCGCTTGCGGTGTCTGCGGGGAGTCTTTCCTCCGTGCCGAAGTCATCGACACGATAGCCCATGTAGATAGGCTCGTCGAGGGTATATTCAACAGGAGTAGCGAGTTCATAGAGGAGTTCTACGCCATCCATCGCGGCCTCAAAAGTGTCGGCATCAGAGTAACCTTCATCACAGGCAAAGATGTAATCTGAGCCATTCGCAGCAGCAACACCAGTTACACCAGAATAAGTGTTACTTGGAGTGACGGGCGAATACTTGGTACACAAGAGGTTAGCGACGGTACTTGAACTGGCTGACTGCTTCATGTTATCCACAGTCGTACGGAAACACCAATGCTCATCTGCGGTACTCGCTTTAGTCCATTCGCAGTCGCCCATATCCACACTGCCAATCCTCTTGATTGCCCTTCTTGCATAGCCATCGGCATCTACAATCAGGGAGTCGTGGGCAGTTCCGGCACGCCTCATTCCTTCGGGGAAGATGGTTTCACTCTCGCCCTCTCCACCAACCTTTCCGGTGATGGTCTTGGTGTTCAGGACAAGTTCGCTTTCCCAGTAAGGCTCATAAGTGCCATTCTTGTAACCACTCCAGGAGAGATTGATGCAGATATTGTTTTGGTAGGAAGTACCCTCGGTTGCGAAACGCAGGTACACTGCGCCCTCCGGAGGTGTGAAGGTTGCATTGTTAATGCTATTGCCATAGCCGATGTAGTTCTTGCCAGCATCGTAGTAGCGAGGGTAGATTTTGCCGGAGGCATAGTAGGTCTGTCCAGGAACGATGCGAATGTAGTTCTTGCTGCGGATGTAACTGTCACTTGGCGAGTTCTCGCCAGTGTCGGAGGAAATCGTACCACTTTCCGCTACCTCGTCCCATTGGTTGAAGCCAACGGTCTTGATTTTGGCGGCCCCGTTGTTCACGATAACACCAGATGTGTAGGCGTAATAGAGCAGAGGATAGAGAGCCTTGAACTCCTCAACGGTAGAAGGTTCCTTGCCCTCACCGAACATCTGGGTGAGGTCGAAGCACATTACATTCTTTACGGAAAACTCTACATCTGAGTCAGGATTTCCTGTATTGTCACCGCGAAGAACCAAAACGGTAGTTGTACCAGTTTTTGTCCAAATCAAACTAACCAAAGTCCAATCATTAAAAACAGCACGACCAGAACCGCCATCAGCTGAAACTCCTGTAGGAATAAGATTGAAATAGGTTTTATCGTTATCACTCTTAGCTGCAGCCAAGAATAAATACTTGTGCCCTGCTATATACTGTATTTGATTTGCAGCAGCTAAAGTCACGTTAAGGGACTGTGCGGTTCCTGTTGCGGTTAATTTCACAGAAATAACTCCATTGGCAACAGTTTTAGTTGCACCACTCGTGACTATCCACCCCTCAGCATTGTTAGCAAATGTTCCATTCTTTATGAGCTGGTTCCACACGATACTGTTACCCTTCATTTCCTTAATCTGGGCAACGCCAGTACCGAGGTCGGCATCACCACCCGAAGTACGGAAGGTGTACTCTGCCGGAACGCTGCCGTGGCCCACAAGGTTCTCCGCTGCACCAGAAACGAGACTGGCGTAGTAGCCGTCGATATTGGCCTTCTCGGCTGCGATATCGTCCACATATTTCTTCACCACCTTGTTCTGGATGGCGTTGGTGGAGTCATCCGACATTACGGAGTCGGGGGTAGTGCCGGCAGTGGGCGTAACCCAGTCGGGGTCGCCGTTGGCATCCAGCTGGAGTACCTGCCCCGGCTCTCCGGTGCTTTCAGGGGTGTCCACCTTCGCGTCCACCAGAGTCTTGAGGACCTTGCCCTGGTTTGCGGACAGGGCCTTGGTCTTGCTGTTCGAGATAAGAGAGTCAACCACTTCCGGGCCCTCGGCGTCCTCGATCAGCTCGAGGAGGTCATCTACCAACGGGGGCATCTCCTGGGAGAACTCCCTGTTAGCCCCGCGGAAGTTATGGGCTCGTTTGCGAACTTGATCCTTTGTTGTTGCCATGATATTGTCTGTTTTAATAGTTCCACTTCCAGCCGCTGAGGGTGAGGAGGGCCTCTCCGCTGTCGGCAATTATTTCTTCCCTCTTCCCGCCGGGGATGGTCAGGTGCACCCTGTATCCCTGCTGGAAGAGCTGACGGGCCTCACCCGGGGTGTCGTGCTCGTCATCTGATATGAATACCTTTTCGTCGGTCGTGATGTCTATCAACACGACCCCAGGCACTACGCGCGGGGCGAAAAGGGTTCTGATGTATTCTTCCCTGCTTGCTTTCTCGGCCGCGAAGGCAATGGCCCTGTCGGTCTGCTCCTGCGAGAACGCAGCTGCCCTCTGCTCCTGCGATTCGGCGAACGCCAGATTGCGGGAAGCCTCGCCCCGCTGCCTTGCCTCCTCGTTCGACTCCCTCGTTCCTTCCGCAAGCACGCGCCCTTCCTCTGCCGATACCCTGCCGTTCTCCGATTCGGTCATCACGCGGGAGAGGTTCACCAGCTCCGAGTACACGCCCAGCACCGACATCTCCATCCTCGTGCAACCGGTGCAGTCGTATTCGAGACCGGACGGATCTGCGGTCTGGGAGACCGAGCCGATTATGTAGAAATTCCGCTTGAAGAAGATGATGTCGGAGGGCTTGGGAATGACATCCCCGGACGAGAGCATAATCTTGAACGAATACGGATATTCATCCGAAGTGCAGGTTATGACTTCCTCGTACCACACCGTCACGTCGGGAATGAGCCCCTCGGTCTCAAGACCTATCGGAGCCTCCACGAAGAGGGTGTTGCAGATAAGGTCCCACACCGAGCGGTATAGGCCGGGAGGATAAGGGAATCCCGGATTGAATCCGATGCTTGTTTCGACGGCCTTCATTGCGTGCTATATCAAAAGGTTGTTGGCATTCTGCTGGCAGACTGCCGCATGGTTTACATCCCCCCTCGCACCGAACGCCTTGGCAGCGACTATCCACTCCAGGGCGGGTATGAGTATCTCGGGGACGATATCTTCTATGGTCACCAAACCCGTGATTTCCGCAGGCTTGGCGATGTATGACGCGACCACATCGCTTGCCGTGGTCGTGGAGCCGGAAGGGAGCGAATAGCAGTCTATCTCCCGGCACTGCGCTCCGTTCCAGGTCCCGTGGGACAGCACCCCCACCGGCTTTGCCTCCTTGCCCATGAGGAAAGGATTGTGCTGGCGCTTGCCTTCAGGGGTCTGTTCGGGGAACACCTCGGTCACGGGGCGCTTGAAGTCAGGGCAGGATATCTCGGCCACCCGGAGAAAGTCATCGCCGAGTTTCAGGCGAAGGACCTTCCTTGCTCCGACGGTCTCGAAACCGATTGCGGAGACGGCGAACGCGGTCTGCGGGAGACGCCAGTACTGGGCGGTGGAGAACAACTCCAGAGCCCCGTCATCCAACAATCCCCCCACGAGTTCGTACAAGGGGTTTCCGTCGGCTCCGTCCACGGCGACACTAAGCCCGGCGTCGGGCGTGATTTCGTCCATCCGGAGCACTACGGCCTGTATGAGTTTTGCCCTGTTCATTTACTTTGATTTCTGGATCTGATAGTCAAGTCCGACCTTGAGCGCTGCGGCCTTGGCTGCAGGATAGTTCCATTCATCCTTGACCTCCACGCCCTTCTCCCTGAGCGCATCCTTCATCTCTATGAGGTTGCGGAAACGGCGGGAGTCCACGATGTCTGCGGGGGGAGTCTCCACGGGAGCTTGCTTGGCAGGAGCCTTTGCCGGCTCGGCTGCGGGAGCCTCCGGCTTCACCTCCTTCTCCACGGTGGATTCGAGATAGAAGTCCCTGTTGAACCCCCGGGATTTCTCCAGGGCCTCCTGCACTTTCTTGTCGGAGGTGGTGAACTTGGCGGTAGCGCCCAGCTGGACCCCTCCGCGGAAGATGGCTTCTATGCTGCGACCTGCAGCATCCTGCGTCCTGATGCAGAGCCCTTTAAGGGTGTATGTCCTGTATGTTTTCTTTGACATATTCTTCGGTTTTTAAGAAAGAAAGGCGGCGGTCCTGTGCGCCACCGCCTTTCTCGTTTATAGTGTTAATGGCATTAAGCCGGGACGATCCTGCGATGGCAGGGCAGATTCTCCAGGAAGAGACTGTAGGTCTCGTGGATACGCACTGCGTTGTCAACGCGGCGCTGGCCGGTCTTGTCCAGTTCGAGGTTGGTGGTCTGGAGAGGCTCCATGATGTACTTGAGTACGAAGTTGGGGTCTATGACCATACCGCACTTGCTGAAGTAGCCATTGAACAGGCTGCCCATAGGCTTGACGAGCAGCTCCCCGAAAGGAGTCTCGATCTTGTAAACGCGGAGACCGAGGACGAGCTCGGTGTTCTTTGCCTCCAGCTGCTTCTGGTAGGACTTGGCGTTGGCGATCTGTGCGAGGAGGTCGTTGCCGGCGAACAGGAACCTGCGGTCGGCGCCGTTGTTACCCTCGAAGATGTCCTTGCCGATGGCGTTCCAGTCCTGGTCGGACATGGCTGCGGAGAAGTCCACCGAGGACTGCTGGTCCATCTGCCACCAAAGACCGGTGGAGTGGTGGACGGGCTCGCTCTTGGCGTTCTTGGAGATGCCGCCGATGCCGAAGAGGTTGGTGAACTCCATGCCGCGCTTGAAGTCCCAGAGGGTCTGCTCCTTATACACGGAGAAGTCCATTGCGACCTTCTTCTTCAGGAGGCCGTGGATGACGGACTCTTCCACCTGTGTCATGTGAGTCTGGTTGTAGTAGTGGCGGGACGAAGGCTGGATGGCGTAGCCCTCCACGGATGCCTCAAGCTCGCTGACTGCAGGGGAGAGACGGGCGAGGATGTAGTCCTCGGAGATGGCGGGAAGGGCGGCAGTGTAGTCCGCACCTACGCGCTGGACGGTGAGAGTATCACCGCTGATGCTCTTGATGATGCAGGCGACGGGATTGCTGCTGCCGTCGAGCATAGGGCCCGCGTCGTTGCCGCTGCCGTCGATCGCGTGGACGACGAACACGTCGGTGGGCTTCCACATATCAGGGTTGTCAACCTTGATGGCGGTTGCGGATGCGAGCGCGTCTGCCTTCACGGTATCGCGGGTCTCGCGGGTACCGATCTCCCAACCGCCGGCCTCCCAGCTCTCGCTCTTCTGGTTGTTGGCGATGGAGCGGGTGAAAGTGTCTATAGGTGTATCCTGCGGGCGGATGTAAACGAGTTTCTTGTTCAGGTCATCATCCAGGTATCCGTTCCCTTGGATGCCGTTGCCATCGACTACGCCGCTGACTACGGTAGTGCCGGTAGGCTCGCCTGTCTGTGTTTCAGTCACCTCGGCGCTACCCGCTCCGACAACTGCGATAGAGAATCCACCGATTCCACCGATGGAGAAGAAGTTGATGAGAGCATCTACCAATGGCACGCTCTCTACGCTAACGCCTGCGACGTTAAGCACGGATGCCACTGCCACTACGCAGAACAGCACCGACATGATTGAATGGATAAACTTTTTCATACTGCTTGTTGAATGTAGATTTAGAATTTTCTTTTAGGTAGGTCGTCAAAGATGGTCTTGGGAGCCGGCTCCTTGTCGCGGGCGGGCGAACTGCCACCCTTGGGAGTGGGGATGCCGTCACCGGCGGCGCTGTCCGCGGCCTTCACGCGCTTCGCCTCGATGGCCTGGTTCTTCCCCTCTATCTCGCCGGTAGCCGCTGCAGCCGCCACGTCCTTGTCGTAGTTCATGGCCTTATACAGCTTGTCCAGCATCTCGGGGGAGAGCTTGAGCATCGAGAGGTCGTTGTAGAAGTCGTTGATATAATCGAGGAATCCCTTCTTCTGCTCGGGAGTCATGCCGTTCTTCTCCGCGAAGGCGTCGATGTTGTCGTACGCGCTCTGGGAGTTGTTCCGCCTTTCGGCAGCGCGGGCACGGAACTCCTGCCCTGCCTTCTTCCTGTCCTCGACGGACTTCTGGTAATACTCGTAATCTTCGTCACCTTCCTTGGCGACGAGGGACTCGGGGTCGTAGTACTTCGCGACCGCAGCACGGAACGGGGTGCCGTTGACAATCATCTCGGAGACCACGGCGGCAAGGTCCTTGTCGGAATCAAGCAGATCCTGGACGACCTTGTCGTTCTTCTCGAAGTTCCCTATCTTGTCGGCGTCCTCGGCGAAGGCCCTCTCCGCCAGGTCGTCCCATTCCTCGTCCGACTGGGGAGCGCTGTCCGGGTAGCGGGCTTTCAGTCTCTCCCTGTACTTCGGCGTTGCCGGAGCGGGGGGAATAATCTTTTCTTTTTCTTCGGCCATAGCAAAAAAAACTTTTTGTTTGCGTAAAAATACTGCATTAAAGCCAAATAACTTTCACAAAATGTGAAAATCTGAACTTTTTTTTCGTACATTTGCATAAGACGTTATATGTCCTATGGAGAAAAACGCCAGAGATACTGAAAGGAACGGTGAGATAACCACCTTCTTCTACCTGATATTCGGGAACAGGTTGCGGCAGGGCTTGTCCCAGGCCGACGCACGCAGCGAGGCTTGCGAAGCAGTCACCCTCAGATACGGAATCAGCCGGGGGCGGATGCTGAACATCCTCTCGGAATATAAGGGTTCACGGCAGGTGAACCTGCCCGAATTGCAGAAGAAAGCGCTGGACCTCCTTGACGAGCTCCGTATCGCCAACGAGGAAATCGAGGCCATGAAGGGACGCAACGAGAAACTGATTTCATATCTTGAGGAGTGTGTGCAGCAATGAGGAACGGGCCGGTTGACATAAAGGCGATGCTCGCCTTGAACAAGGAAAGGAAGAACAAATACTTCCGCACCTACGATCCCGTCCGCGGCGACCCCGACGGAGAGGTGGTGCCGAGGTGCCGGCTCGTCATAGAGGGCGAGACCTTCTTCGTGCCGCTGCAGATGCTCGCGGATGATTTCGTCAAGGCTTATCTCAAGTACCGCGGAGCGAAAGGGCTCCTGGAAGCGACGGGACAGCCGGTGACGGAATCCAACATCACCGCCGTGACGGAGCACCTCTACAAGCTGCGCCTGAAGTACGACTTCGAGTTCTGCGCAGCAACCACGATAAAAATACAGGACAAGGAGACCAAGCGGTACATACCCCTCTATCTCAACGAGGGGCAGCGCATCCTCATAGGGGAATACGAGCGGCAGCGGCTTGAAGGAGTGCCCATCCGCGTCCTTCTCGTCAAGGCAAGGCAGTGGGGCGGCTCCACCGCAACACAGTGCTATATGTTCTGGCTGCAGAGGTATTGGTTCGAGAACTGGCACTCCTGCATCGTTGCACTCAACCAGACGCAGGCCGTCAATATCCGCACGATGTATAAGAACCTCGTCGCAAAGCTGCCCGATTGGAGCGAGCCCGTGACGTTCAAGAGGTTCGAGGGGACGGAACTGATAAGGATCATACCGGAGAGGGGATGCCGTGTGCAGATAGGCTCCGCGACCAAGCCGGATGCGCTCCGCTCCTTCGACTTCTCCCTCGTGCATATGTCCGAGGTGGGCTTGTGGAAGGATACGAAGGAGGCGAAGGGCGATGACGTGGCAATGGCGCTCTACTCCACCGTCCCCGACGTGCCCGGCACGATGATAGTGATGGAGTCCACCGCGAAGGGCGTGGGGAACTATTTCCACCGCCAGTACCTCGCGGCCCTGGACAACAAGAAGAAAGGGGTGACGGGAATACGCCCGGTATTCGTGGCGTGGTATGTCGATGCGCGGTACACCACCCCGTACTTCAACAGATACGGCAGCACGGAAGAGTTCGTGGCGACCTGGTCGGAATACAACTGGTGGCAATGGGAGCAGGGCGCGACACTTGACGGCATCTACTGGTACAATCAGTACAAGCAGTCACGGCACTGGACGGACTTCCAGATGAAGTCGGAGTACCCCACCACGGCGGAAGAGGCGTTCCAGACCAAGAGCGGAAGGTACTTCACCGACGAGATGCTCTCCTGGCTGAAGAAGAGCGTGAGGGCCCCGAAGTTCGTCGGGGACATCCGCGGCGACGCCACGATAGGGGAGAAGGCCCTGCAGAACGTGAAACTCTATCCGAACGATTCCCTGGAGACCGAAGTCCTCAAGATATGGATAATGCCGACGGACGGAGCGCCTGCCGGGAAGAAGGTGAAGAACCGCTTCATCGTGACGGTGGACGTGGGCGGCAGGGGCTACCGGTCCGACTGGTCCGTCATCTCGGTGTGCGACCGCATCTCCCTCGCGGGGGATTTCGGGGCGCTGGAGAGGGCCGCACTCTGGAGGGGGCACGTCGATCCCGACATCCTCGCGTACAAGGCCGCGCAGATAGCGACCTTCTATGACGATGCGCTGCTCGTGATAGAATCCAACACCTACGATACCAAGAACAAGAAGTCCGATGACGCGGACAAGTCCGAGGGCGACCACACCTACACCGTCCTCGACACACTCGGCGGCCTGTACGAGAACCTCTACCGCAGGCGCACCGCACCGGACAACACGCGGGACAGGGAGACACGGCACATCGGCTGGCATATGAACAAGCAGTCCAAGTACCAGGCGTACGACGATTACTCCATCCGCATCAGGGAGGGGGACTATATGGAATACTCGCAGGATGCTGCGGACGAGGCGATGTGGCTGATGAACGTCCCGGGAGGAAAGATAGAGGCGATGGAAGGGACGCACGACGACATCCAGGACACCACGGCCGTGGCGAACTACATCTCCTTCGGGAGTATGCCCCCGGTAAAGATAGTGGAGGAAACCCCCACGAGGGCCTCCTCCACGGTCCGTTCCCGCACCGGCGGCGGGGAATCCTCTTTCTAAAGCGACGACTTCTTCCTCAACCCGAGCAACCGCTGCGAGAGTGCGGCAAGCTGCCTGCCGAACTGCTCGGCACAGACCTTCGTTACGGCAGGATGCGTCACCTTGGCATAATACTCCGCCAGCACTCCCTGCTCTATCGCCGAGAGGAAAGCGGAATCCGCCAGGGCGGGATCGTTTGGGTTGTACGCGCCGTTGTCCATCAGCCTTATCACCACATAGTTCTTCGCGTCGTCCACGCCGAGGGCGGCTATCTCTTCCTGCGTTGCATCCGGGAAGAGCTGCTTGAACGCCGATCCGGTCATCTGCTCCTGCGTGGCGTCGGGTATGCCGTAGGTAAGCCCCCTCGCCACCTCGAATACGGCAGGCAGCTGTTCGCGCAGGCAGAGCGCAACCGTGTCGGTCTCGTCCTCGGTAATGAGAAATGCCTCCGATATATCCTCTCCCTCCTTCGATGTGATGTTCTTGCAAAGGAAAGCGGACTGATGCCGCACATCGTGGAAAATATCGTCATGGGCGTAATAGAAGATTATCTGTCCTTCGTACAATTTCGTTTTCATCTTGCTTCGGATTATTAAAGTGGTCTGAATGGTCTCTCTATCGGCACCCTCCTGAAATGCAGGATATGCCGTATCTCGTCCTTCTCTCCCTCGGAGCCGAAGTCGCTGCCGTGTCCGAACCATTTCTCCATCAGCTTGGCTATGAGGAACTCAAGGCAGTGCGACGCGAGAGGGGAAAGGAGTTCCGATTCGTGGTTGTCCGTCATCGGAAGGGTAAATACGGTGGTGAGCATCTTCGTGGTCTCGTCCGTGGTGTTGATGATCGAGCCTCCGACACGGGTGGTGCGCCTTGCCAGCACGGCTGACAGCTCCGCGAGGGCATCCCTGTAATAGCGGTGCAGTATGGCCCTGTCGTCATCGCTGGCCACAAGGGACGGCGCATTGCCGAGCGAGCGCCGCTTGCTCTCCTGGATCGTCTCGTCGATGAATCGGTTGAACACCTCGTTCTCGACGATGGTGACTTTCCATACATTCGTGATAGTCCTGTCTATTTCCATATCCGTATCGTTTTTATCTGTTCATGAACTGGGCTGCCGCTGCCATCCTTTCGGGACTGACCTGGGGGAGCGACGCCTGGATGTCGGCTAACTGCTGCTGGCTCACGCCCTGCCCGGCCTGGAGCTGCGAGGATGCCTGCTGCAGCTTGGCGAGAAGGTCGTCCCCGAAGGGCTTGGCACCGCTCGCCTGATACTGCTCGATGGTTGCCGCTCCGTTCATCAGGAGGTTGGCCATGAGCCGCTCGTTGTAGAGTCTCACTACGGCGGTATCCACGCTCTTGCGTATCTGGTTGCGGAGTTTGTATTTCCGCACCTCGGCCGCGACATAGTGCTTCGCCTCCTCGCTCGCCCCTTCGGGAGCGGGGGAGTAGCCGTCGGGGCAGAACTGCTGGATTATCTGTATGAGTTTGTAGTCCCTCTGCTCAAGGAACCACCCGTACGCCTCCACATAGTCCAGCACGTTTATCTGCGAGTTGTTCACCTCCTGGTTGTAGAGGGATGCGGGAGTGCCTGCGGTGGGAGCCTTGCCCTGCATCGCTCCCTGAACGCCGGAGATGTCCATCATCATCTTCATCATCAGGTTGATCATCTCGAACTGGCCGATGTTCACCTGATGCCCGGCGAGCTGCTGGGGTATCATCGCTCCGTCCTTCATCTTTATCTTGATGACGCCGCGGTACTTGGTCCACTCTTCGGCGATGTCCTCAAGGTCGAAGTCATCGGATATCGAGTTCTCGTCCACGAGGAGCACGCCCTGCTGCGAAGCGGCCATGGCGAAGTCAAGGTTGATGACCATACGGTTGACCATCCTCTGCTGGTCTATGAGGTCGTAGGTCATGCCATAGACCTGGCCCTGGAAGAGAGGATAGAACTTCGCCACATAGCAGTGGCTGTTGTGCTGGAAGGGATTCTCGGCCTGCCACAGAATATGCCCCCAGGGGGAGAGGTGGTAGTACATCCAGCGACGGACATACTTCCTCTCATAGACTATCTTCAGGTGGTTGGCAGGATCTTCGTAATCCACGCCTATCTCTTCCGCAATCTTCTTCCTGCGTTCCACCTCGTTCCGCACCTCGGCCTCCTTGCCGGGGAACTCGCGGGATGAATACACCTCGAAGGACGCATCGGAGTAGTCGTGCACGGCGAGGTCCCACGCACCCTCCAGGCGGCACACGCGGATAACCCTGCACCTGCCGTCCGACGCGGAGCCGATGATGCTATCCGCAGCGGGGTCGCGTACCACGAACGCCCTGTACCCGGTGGGCATGGTGTGCGTCTCGTGCGTATAGATGTTCTCCAGCGCCTGCTCCTGTGCGGGATTGTGTGCGTACAGGCTCTTGACCTCGCCCAAGGGCAGGTCAACGAAATCGCCGCAGAAGGACACGTCCTTCCCCGCCACGTCCGTGGCATCGGGGTTCTGGAAGTAGCGGTGGTAGTCGATGTGCCTGAAGAAAGGTATGGGCTGGCCCAGCTCCGGATCGTACGAGTAGCCGGTATAGGCTATCACCGCACCGGTATTGAGGAATCCCTCATATCCCCTCGCATCCCTCTCCGTGGCATCGTTGTACCTCAATATGTCGTTCAGCTTCACGCTTGTCATGTCCGCTGCCCGCTGCCCGCCCTCGTCGGACGAATAGACCACCGACTGATAGGGGGTGGTGCGGAACTGCCCCACCACGTTCCTCACGATGGGACGGATGAGGTTCTGCTTGAGCGCCGGACGGCCCTGCCGCTTGATGTATTCCTCTTCGGTGATTACCTCCCTGCGACCGAACCTGTCCTTCAGCTCTATCTTGTCACCCCACTGGTTCCCCTTGTAGTAGTCGGCGCTGCGGTCCGCCTGCTTGCGGAAATCGGCGTACGCATCGTGGCATCGTCCCGCCTCCGTGATGATGTCCAACGATGCTTTCGTGACCACGAAGTTGCTGCCGGTCAACTGCTGCGTACCGTCGATGCCGACCTTGCTCTTCGGCCTGGGGGTCCTGTCGGCCCTCGCCCGCAAGGCGGCTATGTCAGTATCTGTTATTTTTCTCATATGGCATGATTATTTGTTTTTTACTATTTCCCTTGCCCTTTCGTACACCTTTTCCGTGGCAGGCTGCTTCGGCTCGTATGGGATTCCGTTCCTGCGTTTCTCCTGGACGTGGTTGTATTCCTCTTCCATGAGCGCGTCCACGAGGTCGGATTCGGCGCTGTGGTACTTGTGCCAGGCATCCTGCACCTCCAGGGAGAACGCGGCCTTCGCATCCTTCTCTTCCTGCGTCTTGCCGGGCATCGCCACGAGCTGCTCAAGGAGTTCCTTCCAGTCCTTCTTCAGCTGCTCGACGCCCTTGCGCTCTATCTCGCGGGACTTGTAGAGGTCGCCCTTGGAGTAGGAGCCGTCCTTGGCATCCCGCTGGCGCACCTTCATCTTGTACTCGTTGTTCATTCCGTCGCGGAACATCTTGCCGAGCACATAGTCCTCACCTTCGAGGATCTTCTGCACCCTCGCCTCCTTGGGGAGATTCTCCGGGTGGTCATAGGCCATCGACGAGGTGATGTCCTTAGTGCCGGCGGCTATGTTCAACCGCTTGACCACATCTTCGGACAGCCTCTGATAGTCGTACAGCGCGGAGGTCTCGAAGGAGCTGCTGCGGTCCTTGTCGATATGCCCCGTGAATCCGCTGAGGAAAGGAATGTCATCCCACCTTCTCGGGCGCTCCTCGTCCGCTGCAACCAGTTTCGCCACATCTTCCGCGACCCTGTAGAATCCGCCCCCGAGGTTGCGGAACACATCCCTCAGCACGCCGGGAGCTATGTCGATGCCCGTCGTCTGGGCGAGGCGCTGACAAGCCTCCACGAGTGCTTTCGGTGTGCTGGCATATGCGGACTGCGACTGAGGCACCGTACCGCTGAACGGATTGACCTTCTTCAGCGGCCTGCCGGTGTAGTCCCTGTTGGTGGCGATGTCCACTATGAACATCGTCGCATCGGGAGTGACCGTACGGAGGACGGCGTCGCTTATGTTGCCGTTGGGGGTATATCCCTCTATCGGGTTGACGGGGAGTATCCCGGCTGCGGTGTTGATCGCATCAAGCCCTATGGTGAATCCGTTGCGGGCGGGATGCTTGTGGTACAGCAGCGATGCCGCTATGTCTCCCAGGCCATAGAACGCACGGAGTTCCACCGCCAGGGGTATGGCGAGATAACCCGTGCCGGTACCGAGCACGATGCTGTTGCGCCTTACCCATTCGGGAAGGTTCCAATACCAGTCGTGCTTCTTCCTCTCGTCTCCGTCTCCGTCATCGTCGCCCATGCCTGCCGCGAGCCCTGCGAGAGCCGCATTGAGCATCGGGGTGAGGACGCCGAGAAGGACGAGACCCCCGGCAGCGGCCGACACTTTCACGGGATTGACCTTGAACAGATGCAGGAAGTTGTCAAAGCCCTGCACGCCCGCATTGTAGAAGTAGTGCGTGGCACCCAGGTAGGCCGCGGTACCTCCGAGGAAGTCCTTGCCGGACTGCAGCCCCTTGCGGTTGAAGTTCACCGAAATCTCCTTCGCATCCGCTGCCGAGCGCTGTCCGCTGCGGCCCATATTGCGGGAAGTCTCGTATGCCGTGAACCTCGTCAGCAGCTCGAATCCCTCGTTCAGTGTCTTGACGAACTTCGCATAGTGCCCGAGGATAGGTATGCGCACCTTGCCCACATCTTCTCCGGCACGGCGCATCGAGCGCTCTATGCTCTTCTTTATCTCGGAGACGGAGTTGATGATGGTGTAACCGGTCTGCCCTCCGTCACGCATGAAGTCCATGAACATCTGCTCCTTGGGGGTGGGGTTGGGCTTGGTCTGGAGTTTGCCGCTCTCCCACTCTGCCATCAGCTTCACCATAGGATAGGCGAAAGTGCCGTAGCCGAAGTTGGCTATCCAGTTCTTCCTGTACTGATGACGGTACGGCCTGTCCTCCTTCGTTATGAGAGCAAGCTGCGAATAGATGGTATCCCTTATGAGGTTCCTCGCGGTGAAGTCAAGGGAATAGGTGGTGAAGAGGTTGGAGAGGGCGCGTGATGCCCTGCGTATGAGCCGCATCGTCTTTGCACGCCCCAGCCCTGCCACGGCCTTGGCTATGGCGGGGTCTCCGTTCACCCATATCATCTTGTCCATTCCTCCGACCTTCAGCCGTATGAGGTGTTCGTTCGCGTGTGCCTTGTTGGCCATGATCCTGTCGAGTCTCAGTCCCCTGCGCCCTTTCTTCGCGAGGGGAGTACCGCTGGTGCCGTCGGGCTGTATGTTCTCACGCATCGCCCTCATCCTCGCCTCGAACTTCTCAAGGGTTTCATCCGGGCGGGGCTGCGCGAGCGCCCATTGGCCGGTAGCGGGGTCCTTCTCGTACCAGGCATCGGTCTGCGTGAGCAGGGAGTTCTCCCCGGCGTTCAGCACGAAACGGTAGAGAGCCTGACGGGCCCAGTTGTCGTTGCCCTGGACTATCTCCGACTCCGCTATGTTGAGTATGTTCGCTATGGGGTTGTCCGCTTTCGTCCAGCGGCCGTTCATCTTCTTCACCACGACGGACCCGATATTGGGATGCACCATGCTGTCATAGCCGTACACGTCCTCGGCGGTCTCTTCATCGAAGCCCCTCAAGGGGAGGTAATACTCCCACATCCTCGGCTCCGATTCCGTGCCGTGCAGGCGCTCGTATTCCTCCCTCGTCAGGAGTCCGTGCCTGTATGCGTGTTCAAGGCTGTAGTCGGTGCAGGCGCGTATGCGCTCCCACAGCTCCTCAAGGGCGGCATCGTCACCCACCTCGCTGCGGAACCGGGCAATGAGCGCCTTTGCGTCATCCTCTGCCTCGCGCCACTCGTCGGACGGACGGCCTACCAGCGAAGTGAGACCGGACCAGTCCCTCTTCATTCCCTCGTAGCGGGATTCTATCTCGGCCTTCTTCTCCGCAAGGGCCTGCTCGAACTTCGCAAGCTGCGCTTCCGTCCCGTTCTTCATCAGCTCAAGGCGTTCTTTCGCTGCCGCCTCTCCCAGAAGGTCAAGGGCCTCCTGCTTGCGCTGCTCTATCTCGTTGTTCTTGTAGTCGTTTCGTTCGATGCCGGATACCGCATAGAGGTAGTCGAGGATCTTCTCGTATGATTCCTCCCTGCCGGCTGCTCCGCGTGTCTCCACGGGCACCTTGGCCTGCACCTTGCGCAGCTGCTCCAGGAGGGGAGTGAAACGGAACAGCTCGAACTCGTGGGCCTGGCTCTCCGCCCGGCTGCTGGCGAGGTTGTGCCGTGTCAGGTAGTCCTCGTTCTCTTCAATCTTGTCCTTGCCTACCTCCTGCATTATCTTCTCCATCCCTATCTTGACGGGGAGGTCTGCGTTCTGGTGCTCCATCACGAGGGTGTTGCGCCAGTCGCGCATCTCCGATTCATAGTCCACCTTCGCCACTCCCGAATCTCCGTCGCGGAAGAGCCTCCCGGTCCCGGGCCCATCGGGATCGGTGGGCCTGTTCGGGTCGGTTTCGTTGATTCCGAGTTCGCGCTTGAGGTGCGTATCCCAGGCCCAGCCCTCCATGGTGGAGAGGTAGTCGGGATTCTTCAGTTGCTCATAGGATGCGCGGAGGATATAGTTCAGTTCCCTGTCGGTGAAGAGGAATCCGTCCGTGCCGAAGATGGCATCCACTATCCTGCCGATGGCTCTCTTTATGTCATCCCAGACACTGGTCCTGAAGTCTCCGCTCTCGGCGAGGGATGCGAGGTATTCCTCCATTCCCCGGACGATGCCTGCGTCTCCTGGCTGCAGTCCGTGATTGAGCATATAGGATGATACCCACGCCCTGCCCTTGCTGTCAAGCGCGGAATAGATGCCAACCATTGCCTCGTTGAACTTGTCCCCGAAGAGCCTGCGCAGCCCAAGGTGTCCTACGGTCTCGTGGAACACCGTTGCCATTGCGTCGCGGAGGTCGGACACGTTATCCATGCAGATTGCCACTTCGCCGGTTGCGGTGTCGTAATAACCCTTGTCCCTCTTGTGGCCTGCGGGCATCTCGTCGCGGCTTATCTGCCTGATGGGGACTCCGAGGATCTCGGACATACTGTCCAGCCTTCTATCCACGCCCCTGCGTTCCCCGTCAGTGATACGGCTGGCGGCGGCATTTTCTTCCGGAGCGGGGCTGGCCGCTTCCTCGGTCGCTCCCGCTTCTCCGTCACGCATACGCATTTCAGGATGAGGGTCGAGGTTGCGTTTTCTTATCTCGGCCTCAAGGTCCTTGTTTCCTGGCAGGAGATAATTGGTGCGGAGCAGCTCCGTGTCGGTCATGTCGTCGATGAAGGTATGCAGGCTGAGGACCATCTCCGCTTTCTTCCCTATCTTCTTCGCCCTATGGAGCGCCTCCTTCCTGTCCTTGAACTCCTGTGCCTTGTTGTCGGCCTCGTTGATCTCGCTGTATGACCTCGCACCGAAGCCGGTACCGCGGAAATACTCCGTGAAGGCGTGCTGGTTGAACCCCTCGATGAGTGCATCCAACCTCTCCAGCACGGCTTCCTCCGCATTCTGTGTCTTGCCGGTGTAATCATCCCTGTCAGTGACGTTCGTGAAGGACATCACGCCCGAAAGCACCTTTATGCCGAGAGTCATCTTCCGCAGATCGGCGCGGAACTCTTCGTTACTGCCGGCCTCGGCCATCATCTCATACCAATCCGTAGTACCATAGTCGGTATAGGCATTGCCATCTCCGGTACTGTGCTGGAAGAGCTGATTGTACTTTATGAGCCTCCAGATGCCGTCCAGCTGGTTGACTATGTCGAGCATCTCCTCGGATATGAGGTGCTCGTACCCATATTCCACGCAGCCTTTCGCATAGGCGGTCACAGTATGGATTACTTCGTGAAGGAACGTGTCCGCTTTCATCTGGTCGGTAATCCAATCGGAGTTCATGTACTTCCAGTTGTAAGTCAGCTCCTGTCCCGCAGTATGTCCCCCGACATTGTTAGGGGTTTTCTCGTTGAAAATGGTGGTAAGACCGAGTTTCTTGACAAGAGGGAACACCTTCTTCGCTATCTCGGCATTGCCCTTGTCCTTGTTCAGCTTGTTGAAGTTCTCTTCGACGACATCGAACGGGACTTCGCCTGCCTCAAAGTGCAAGAGGTTTCCGTGAACCCCTCGCACCGCGAGTTCCTCCTTCTCGGCCTCGCGCTTTGCATACAGGGAGTCCCTGCGCTCCTTGCTTGTCGCCTGGGCGATTTCCTCATCTTTTATGAGGACATCCCAGGCCATCCTTATGGAGTCATTCTTCGCGGCTTTCTTGCGCAGGTATGCCTGACGGGCCTGGACAAAATCGCGGATCTGCTTCTTGAGGTCCTCGTTGTTCACGTCCATCTTGTACTGGTCAAGCATCTGCTTGAGCTGGCGCTCTATATCCCATTGGTCAAGGTTATTTCCATACTTGTCGTGGAACTCTTTCAGAACCTCCTCGTATGGCTTGTCGGTATAGACTATGGCGTCCACCCTTTCCGTGCTGTCAGGCATGATGAAGAGCGTCTCCTTGGTGAATCCGTAGTTGCGGTAGAGGTGGTCGAGTACGGCCTCGACATTCTCTTCCGTCACGGTAGCCCTTATCGTATCCTTTGTCCAGGCGATGAAGGTATTGTCCACCAACAGGGGCTTCAGGTCCTCGTCGAGCATGAGAGGGTTCTTGGCGAGATTCTCCCTGCTCCTCAAGGGGCGCAGATATTGCACTACCATCACGTCTCCATCACGGCGGACCTCTATGTTCGTCTTGTCATCATAGATGCCGTTGTATCCGTTCCACACATCATCCTTGGTGACTGCGCTGCGTATCTTGAAGTTCTCCGGGTCGAAGTCCTCGGCGAGCAACATACCCCTGTCCACGGTCACCTCCCCGGTATCCGTGTCTTTACGGGTGAAGGTGGTGATGGTGCCCTTGTACTCTCCGAGCTTTCCGCAAGCCTGGAGGATGTTCCCGGTAATCATATACCGGATCTGCCTCGTCGTCTGCTTGGGGACCTTCTTGTCCCACCACTCATCCCTTGCCGTGCGGCGGGTTTCATCGGTGATGTTCTTGTCGTATGTCGGACCGCCTATCTCCCTCAAGTCAGAGCCGAGGCCGATGGTTCCATAGACATTGTTCACTATCCAAGTGATGATGTCATATTTTGAGACCACGGGAATCTCGATGACGGCGCGGGCGTCGGTCACGGCGAATACCGCCCTGACACTCTTCGGCTTGCCATCCTTCGCGGTCTTGAAAGCGATGAAACGGCCATAGCGCTTCTGCCCGTTGAGGTCATCGGTAAGGGGAACGAGAACCGGCATACCGGGCTTGAGGTACTCTCCAGCCCTCTCGACACGGCCCACCTGCGTTGACAAGTCCATATCAAGACGGTTGTACTCGTCCATATTCGTACTAACGAGCTCCCTGTAGCTGGGATCGTTCCTGATGGCCCTGTCGTAATCTTCTTCGGTCTGGTCATCGGTCTTGGGCGTGGCAACTTTAAGGGCCTCCACCAATTGCTCCTGAGCCTCGAAGTTCTTCTTCTCCTTGTCGCGCAACACTTCATCCCGGTATTTGGAAGATGCCTCATATATGTTGGTGCCATAGAGAGGGTCAATCTTCCCATCTTCCGTGAGCGCACCGAGTTTCCTCATCCTTGCGTAGATTTCGGGGGAGCGGAGGGGCTTCTTGAGCACATCCACCTCAACCCTTTCCATATTGGTATCGTGGGCGAACACCGACATTGACTCGTTGTCCTTGCCCTTGATGAATATGGCCTGGTCCACGGTGGTCGCGTTGAGGTTCATCGTGGTGGTGGCGAGGTCGTTGATGCCGTTCTGGTTGAGGTAGTCTATCTGCTCGACATACGCGCTCTCCAGCTCCGTGAGGATCAGCTCCTGCCTCTTGCAAGACATTCGCTGCGCCCCCTTGAGCAACTCATAGAGCAAGCCGTCGCGATGCTCATACTCACCACTCTTCTTCTCGATGGGGTCATCGAGATTCTGGTTGACTTCGGGGTGGTCGATAAGGAACTGACGGGCTACCTCATCGCCGTACTTGTTGTCCATATCGTTCGCATCCACCTTGTTGGACGACACCTTCTCCGTACCGACGGCATTGGCATCCAGGGATGCGAGTTTCTGCTTGAGCATCATTATTATCTTCTTCTCCGCAGGGATAGGGCTCATAATGTAGAAGTATTCGCATCGTGCCACCTGTCCGGTACGGTCTCCGCGGCCTCGTATCTGAACTTCTACATTGACGTCCTTTGCCGGCTGGAGGATAATCATCGTCCTCTTGCGCTGGTCGCCGAAACGCCGGCTGGCGTGAAGGGATATACCCGTAGCACCCGCCGTGTTGAGGATGACGGCGTTATTAACCTCGCTCTCGTCGAGAGGGGCTGCTGCGCTGCCGCCGTTGAAATGGGTGATTTCCGAAGTCTTGTCTATCTTCATCGGCACCCGCTCCCAATTGCCGTCCGCTTTCTGCCTGAGCGACCAGCTGCGCCCGGTTATCTCGCCGCACCTGTAGCCGGCCTTCTCTATCTCCGACTTGATGTAGTCGATAGGGGAGAGCATCAGGGGCAGGACCTCCTTGTCCTGGCTGTAGTTCTGGATGCTCTGGCGTATGATATTGGAATATCCGTTGCCCATTATCTTCTCGAATGAACCGAGTTCGGAAACGGAACTGTCCTCCTTGACGGTCTCTTCCGTATGCGTCTCCGGGTTAATCCACTTGACGGTGCTCTTGAGCCGGTACTTCAGGCTCTTCTCCAGACCGCGGTTGAGGATGAAGGCAAAGTCTGCGGAAGGCACTTCTCCCTCGATGTCCTTGATATAGCTTTCAAGAGTGTTGTCCACCGCAATGATGGGCTTCTTGCCCTCCTTGATCTGGTTGATGGCCATCTCCGCAGCCTTGCGGGCCTTTATCGCATAGAACATAAGGCTCGCCACGTTCGATACCTGGCTGGCATAGGGGGTGTAGGTGTACTCGCGGATGGTTACTTTCGTTCCCTCGTTTGAGGTTTCAAGCCTCTTCCGCGCTGCCTTGTTGGCCTCCTCGAACTGCTCCTTGTTCATCTTCTTGATGACAGGGTCCATCATCTGCCTCTGCATCGAGATGATTGAGTTGACGATGTCCGTCGTCTTGTCGTAGGTATCCCTGGACTGCTTGATTTCCTCTTCGGTGAATACATCCTTGGGTTCATCCCAGTGTATCTTCACGTCCGAGAAGTCCCTCTCGCGACGCACCATCTCTCCGGTCCTGAACAGACCTTCGGCGAGGATTTCCTGCATGGGAACGCCGTACTTCTGGATGCTCTCGATCATATCCTCCTGCGTCATCTGCGCATCTCGCAGGGATGAGCGGAGGGCATAGAGCACCATATTGTCCGGGCGCTTGGCGAAGGTCGCGGACATAAATGTCACGCCCTGCGCGTTCTGCACTATGTCGCGGAAATAACCTCCGCGCCGGGATTCGCCGCTGGCGTTGTGGGATTCGTCGCAGATGACTATGGCATCCTTCGCGTACTGCTTCACCCAGTCGAGTTTCTTCTTCGCGCTGGGAGAGGTGGACTGGGCCTGGCTGTAGGTCATCATCACGACATTGTACTGCTTGCCCTTGAATGCCCCGCTCCACTTGACCTTCGGCAAGGCATCGGATTCGGAGCCATAGAGAGCGCTCGCTACGGATTTGCCCGGGGCTTTCAGTATGACGTTCCCCTCTTCCTCGCTCTTGCCCTTGTCAACGATGGGGACGTTGTTCACTACGAAAGGAACGTGGTCGGTGCTGCCGATATCCACGAGATCCTGATACATATCGCTGAACAGGTCGGGTTTCTCCGTGACGAAGAGAATCTTCTTCTTCTCCCTCAAAGCCCAGCGGATGATAGCCGCACCCTGGCGGCCCTTACCCACGCCGGTCATATCTCCGACGATGAACATACGCCCGCCCAGCATCTGATGGAGCGCGAGAGCGACGGAATCCACCTGCTCGGAGGAGAGACCAATGTCCTTTCCGTCACCGGTGAACATCTCGTCGAGGGACTTGTATCCCTCCAGCCCCCTTACGAAGTCAGCCGCACCCTCCTTCTCTTCCGTCTCCATACGGAGGATTGCGTTGCGCATGGCGTCCGCCGACCCCGAAGGGACCACACTGCCAATTGCGTGTTCGCCCGAAGGGTCGGATACGGATTCGTATGGTACTTTCTCCTGGGTGAGCCTCTCGGATTTGTCGGCGCTCTTGGAGAACAGGTCGCGCAACTTCTCAAGGACGGCCCTGAGCTGGCCGCTCATCCTGGCTTTGGAGAGATCGTGCTTGTCGGTGATTGCGGATATGCCGGCTTTCAGCTCGTCCTTGCGGGCCTTCAGCTTTTCAGCATCCGTCTCGTTCTGGATGGCTTTCTTTTCCTGCTCGTAGGCTTTCTGCTCGGCCTCGGTAGCAGCGGCTTCGGGGTCTATTGCATCTGTGCGTCCACCGGTGTCTCGTCCCACACCGACGGGTCCTTCGGATACCACTCCGGTGCCAGTATTTCCAGACCTTCCTCCTTTACCTGTCGGAGTCTTTCGTCCAGATCCTTCTCCGACATCGGTTCTTCCTCCGTGTCCTTCACGATTTCCTGAAGTTCCACTCGGTTCTCCGTCGTCCCAAAGAGTGCCCTGTTCGCCTCCAGCTCCTTCTTCGGCGTCACTTCCTTGATTCCCGCCCGGCGCTGCATTTCCTGAATTATCTCCGGCGTTATCCCCGTCGGTGCCAGGAGTTCCGGTCTCTCCTCCAGCTCCTTCTGAGGTATCACCAGGTACAGCTCCAGGTCGCTGCCCTCCCTGCTGTAAATCAGTAGTGTCTTCTTTTCCATTATCGTTGTCGTTTATGTTGATATCTGCTACTTCGATTCCGCTGACGGTCTCGGCGCTGTCCATCTCTTCCTTGAACTCTTCCATTCCGGGAAGGTCACGCGCTCCGTTGTAGATGGCCTTGAGGTAGGGGCGGATCGCGTCGCCGAGGTCGTTTATCATCCTCTTGGCGAAGTCAATGAACTTCCTTGCGCCAGCCTCTATGTGATAGGCGGCCATCTGCACGCCGATGGAGAATACCTCCGGGTCGAATCCCGCGTTGAGCTGTCCGAGTTTCTCGCGCATCCTGCGCTTCAGTTCCTCGTACTGGTCTTTCGTTACGACGGTGTTGGATTCTCCGTAACCGCCCTCCGTGGCGGGAGCCGCAGGCTCTGCAGGTTCCGTGGTCTCGGGGACCTCTTCGGTCGCCGCAGGCTCGGATTCCTCCGCACCGGCGGCTACTGCGCCTTCTTCTGCGCTTTCAGCTCCTTCAGCTGCCTGTCCGCTATCTCCTGCGTTTTCTGCAGGTGATTCGACTCCGCTTGCAGGACTTCCTTCGCCCACTTGTCCCCCTCGCTGGACATCTTCTCCAGCGACTGAGTCAGAGCCTCGTTCAGTGTTACCTTCTTGTCCATTTTGTATAGTGTTTGCTTCCTGTTCGGAAATTACATTGGTCTGCGTGTATGCGCCGATGCGGTCAACGGCCTCGGGGTTCTCCCCGAACAGCCCGCCCTCTCCGTTCATTGCGGCGGCTATGTTGCGGAAGAGGTCGGTCAGGGCCTTGGCTTTCTTCGCGCCCTTGAAGATGGCTGCGAAACGCCTTGCCACGATGTTCGGATGCAGGTCGCCCTCGGTCTTGTCGCTGCCGAGTGGGACATTGTTCATCCAGTCCTCGATCGCTTTCCACGCCTCTTCGGTGGTCTTGGCTTTCTGGAATGCCGGGTCCGCGGTCTCGAAGTCGTGGTAGTAGGACAGTGCTGCCTGGATGTCAGGTATCACTCCCTCAAGGTTCGACAGCAGCGCGACATTCCTTTGCAGCGCCAATTTAACAATATTCGGCAACTTTTCATAGCCTGCCCTCACTTTTTCTGTCCCACTTTGGAACAAAGGTTCAAGGCTCAGCTCGCGGAAAGCGGCCACTGACGCATCTGTAAAGCGGACTTCTCCGCTCCTTGTGGTCTCCAGAGCATTTTGCAGCTCGGTATCGTTTATGTATCCGTTGCGGTTCAGCCAGTTGAGTGCGAGCTGGCCGTTCGCGTTGATGTAGTCCGAGAGCGTGGCATCCTCGCCGAGATCGCCCCCGTAGAGGATATTCAGGAACTCTTCCAGCCTGTCGCCTATCTTCTTCGCGAGGCCCTTGCCGGAGAAGGTCTGGTCGCCGCCCGACTCAAGGTCTTTCTGCTCCCTCTTCCCGAGTTCCTCCGCGCGTGCGTCGTCCACCGAGAGGACGCGGACAAGGATAGGGCTGTCCATTCCCTCGACCTGCTCCTTGGTGAGACCGAAGTCCTCCGCGTGCTCCGCGAGCCACTGCTTGTATCCGGCTGCGGTGTCCTGGGCGTATGCCCTGCGCAGCGCCTCGCTGCGTCCGTTGCCCTGGATGACCTCTCCACGGCTGTTCACGATAGGCGCACCGCCGTATGCGGTGGCACCCACGGTTATCTCTTCCGGACGGATGCCGTTCGCCATCTGCTGTATGGCCACGGCGCTGTCCGTGCGGTTGCGGTTCTTCGGCTGCCAGTTCTTCGCGAAGAAATGCAGGGGATTCTCCTGATCCGCCACGTGGGAAGGGATGATGCGCTTGGCATCCACCAACCCGTACTTGGCATCCACCACCTCGGTCTTGGTGAAAGATATCTTCGTGTCCGCACCGGTGGCCGCCACGGCATCCTCCGCTGCGCGGTCCACGCGGTTTCCGTTCTGTATGAAGTATCCGCGCTCCTGCGCTGCCTCCGGAGTGTCGTCGGAGATGTCGGGCACGTTCCCCTCCACAGGTGCCTCGGGAGCCTGGGGCTCTGCCGCTGCTGTCGCTGCCGGTCGTGCCTGCCCCCTCTCCGGGCGCATCGCAAGGATGAGCGCACCGTAATTCTCCTTCTTCTGCTTTTCCTCCGCGAGTTCCTTGTAGAGCTTGGGGGCTTTCGCAAGGTCGGAGTTCTTGTCTATCCTCTCCTGTATCTTCTTCACCGCCTCCCCTGTTGCGGTGTATGCTTTCTGCACTTCCTTCAGCGCGTATTCTCCCAGCACGGAGTTCATATAATCCACGAGTTCGGGAATCCTCTGCGCGAAGGTCTCCTTGTCCACGTTGAACATATTAGCCATGTCCACCTCTCCGTCCTTCGTCCTGGGGAGGACGCCCTGCTGCGCCTCTTCCGCCGGAGCCTGCGGCTGGGCCTCCTGCCCCTCCTGCTGTCCGCCCTGCGCACCCTGAAGGGCTGCAAGGAAAGCCTGCTCCGTCATCGAGCTGGCCCTGCCGTTGCCGTCCGCATCCTCGTACTCGAAGTACACGCGCCCGTCACCCACCTCCGTCACATACGCCTGTACCGGCGATTTATTGACAAGTAGTGACAATTCCGTACCGACATAATCCCCGAGGTCAGTCGTGGGCTGCTGCTCCGCAGGTGCGGGTGCTTCCGCAGGCTGAGGCTGTTCCTCCTGTGCGGGCTGCTCCGCTCTCTGGGGGGAGTAGATCTGGACGTTTCCGTCCTGGTCTTTCTGCGCCATGTCGTAGAGAGTCTCCGCGGACACGACATTCATACTGCCGCCCTTGCCCTCGTCCCTGACGGTCACTCCGCCACGTCCGTCGGTGTTCACTATGGTCACGGGAGAGACACTGCCGGTCTCGTCCTGGATGAGTATGGTCTGGCCTGCGAGTCCGTTGATGACTGCCGCCTTCCCCGAGGGGCTGATGGTACCCACCGCCTGCTCGAAGGCTACCTGCCGCTGGTCCGCGAACGATGCGGCGGACTGCGCGATGAAGTTCTCCGGGTTCACCGAATCGCCGTTCCGCAGGGTGCCGGACTTCACTATGAGTTCGTCTGCGGAGGGAGACGCCGGAGCGATGCGCACGAGGCCGTCCGCACCGCCTGCCGACACGGAGCCGTCAGCATCCACCGACGCATCGTCCGTGAGCACTATAACCGGAGTGCCCTCGTACTCGGCGACGATGACCGCGCCGTTCTTGAGGGAAGCATCCCACACCGTCCGGGAGAATCCGTCTATCATGTCCTCCGTCTCCTTGCGGTATCCGTCACGCAAGCCCTGGGCCGCAGCCTTGACCTGCGCGTATTCCGTAAGGACTTCCGCTGCCTCGGCGTTGCCCTGTCGTTCGATCACGGCAGCTTCCTGCGCGAGACGGAACGGATCTTTCTCAAGGTCATCCTCGTCCAGCCCCGCCTCAAGTGCGGCCTGCCTGGCGGCATCCTCCGCGGAGACGATGTCCCACGCGCTGCCGAGGTCGGGGAAGGAGTAGGTGCCGGAATAGGCATCCACCACCCTTCTCTTCTCCGAGGACTGGTCCCAGAGGTCGGATTCCATGTTCATCGAGAGGTTGCCCTCGACATAACCCAGCAGCGACTGCGCGAAGTTGTCCGGCAGCTTTCCTCCGGCTGCCTTCCTCGCCTTGTCCGCTATCTCCACGACGCGGTCCTTGATATGTTCGGGAGTGCTGTTGCGGATGTCGCCCACGAGGGAATCGAGGTCCTCCTGGGACACGGCTCCGCTCTCCACCATCGGCTTGAGGGTCTCCACCGCCTTGTCGTAGCGGTTGACCATTGCGTTATACGCCTTTATGTTCGTCCTTGCGCTGAGCGCCGACATGGGCAGGAACGAGAGGAAGAGCGTCGCGAGGTTGTCCCCTGCGAAGAACTCCTTCATCGCCTCCTTGTCGCCGAGGCGGTCTCCGGAGAGCCAGCCTGCGGTGGAGTTGAACACCGACCCCACGACCTCTTCCAGCATTTCGTTGAACATACCGTTGAACTTGCCTTGGTCGAGGAACCTGCCTATGCTGCCCCGGTAGTCCGAGAGTGTCTTGCCTATGGCACTTGCGGGTGCGTTCTTCGTCACGGACTTGAACAGGGCTTTCTCCCCGGCTCCGAAATACTCGCCGAATCCCTCGGACCAGTATTCTATGTACTGCGTGAGCGCGGTGTTGAGGGCCGCGTTGGCACGGCTCCTGTCGAACTTCAGCCGCCCGTGTTCGTCCTTGTATTCCCCTGTCGTCAGGATGAGGTTGTCTGCGTATGCCTCCGCGGTGCGGGGGAAGAGCAGCGCGGTGCGCTCCGCAGCCACGCCCGCATCCGCGAGCATCTTCGCAGCGAGGTTGGGCTTGATGCCCCTTGCCGTGAGTTTCGCCATGGCACCGGGCAAGTCTGCCGCTATGTTCGAGGCGCCCCTTGCCGCAGCGCCTTTGCTCAGCCACTGCCTCGTGGCCTTGGTGGCGATATTCCTGGCTGCGCGGGCACCCATCTTCTCCAATCCTCCCGTGAGTATGAATCCCAGCATGAACTCGGCGCTCTGCTCCGCTGCCTGTCCGGCCTTTGCGTAGGTGGATGCGGACGCGGCTTTCACGCCGTTTATGTAGGAGTATCTGTCAAATGCCTTGAGGACTTCCTTCTCTCCGTCGGTGAGTCCGTTCTGCAGGGCCTCCGCTATCGCGGCGGACACTTCCTCCTGCCTGTCCTCCGGGACGGCTCCGTCCTTCACTCCGAAGGAATCCAGCACGTCGGTGATGATCGCGCCGGCCTTGTCGCCCACTTCGCGGACATTGCTCTTGGCGAGAGCGTTGACCAGGCCGAAGGTGAGGGAGTTCTCGTCCACCATCCTTCCGGCTGCGCCTGCGAACTGCCTGACCGCCACGGCTATGTCCTCGGGCACGCCCTTCAGCTCCGCCTTATCACCCAGCTTGGATTCCCTCTCGGTGATGTTGGAGAGGCGGCGTACGGTCTCCCAGTTCTTCAGTTCCCTGTCGTTATAGACGGTGCGTCCGCCTGCGGTGGCGGGAGCGCTGAGGCGTTCGCGTGCGGCGTTGCCCGCATCCTTCGCCCCTGCGAGTGCGCCCTGGAACTCCGAGGTCTGCGTGAGGGCGTTCGCTATGAGCGCCTTTTTATCCTTATAGGCTTTATATCGCCCTTCATTTTCCTTGAGCCAGGCGACATCCTCCGCGTTGAGGGTGGGTGACATCTCGTCGATATCGGTAGTCAGCGATGCGTTGCGTGCCTCGTATTCCTTGGCGAACTCCGCATCCTGCCTGTCCACCTCTCCGGCCATGGCGGCGAGAGTGGCGGCATCCCTACCCACATAGGGGTTGCGTTCCGCGGCTTCGAGGTAGTCCTTCGTGCTCTCGGGAGCCTGCGCGAACGAGCTGGTCTCGGGTGCTGCGGGTTCCTGCGGCTCGGGCTCCGGCTCCTGCGCCTGTGCCTGCGCCTTCCTCTCTTCTCCGCGCATCCACCTGCGCGTGCTGCGCGGTGCCTGGGAGAAGGAACTCGTGGCGAGCGGATCGGGGGCTTCCCCTGCAGGGACCTCGGGGGCGTACAGCTTGGAGGCGAACTCCTCGTAGTCCTTGCCCAAGTCGGAATACCCCGCCTTGGAGAGAAGGTCGTATGCTATCCTGCTGTTCTCCCTGTCCCTGAACAAATCCTCGGCGCTGTCGCCTATGTCGGTATAGCCCTCCCTCTTGAGAAGGTCATACGCGAGCTGCCGGTTCTGCAAATATCTGTCGTCTGCCATTGTCTCTGTTATTTGAATCCTCCAACCTTAGTGTTCTTGAATCCGCCCACCTTGCCCTTGGTCTCCGCGGGCTTGTCGGACTTGCCTTTCCCCGAGGACTTCGCCGGGGCTTTCCTCTCGGGGCGTCCCGCGATTATGCTGTCCTCTCCGCCGAGGGATTCGACTATCGCCTTCACCTCATCGTCCGTGGGGTTCCATCCGTCCCCGAAGAGGTCGTTGCCGAACCCTCCGAGGGTCACGAAACTGCGGAACGAGGGGTATCCGCCCTTGTGGATGCTGTCGCTCTTGATGAGGTCGTAGTAGGCGCGGAGCGCTATGGTCTTGCGCTTCTCCTTCTCGTCATCGCCTTTCCGGGCGATGTTCTCCGCCACCCTGCGTCCGTAGTCCTGGAGCCGTTCGCTCCTGCGGCGCTCGTAGTCAGCCACGTTCTCCGCGTGACGGACGTCGCGGTCCATCCGGCGTATGTCGAACGCTGCCTCCTCGCGGCCGAGGTTCCGTATGTCGTTGTCGGCCTGGAGCACCCTGCTGAACGCGGACAGGTACTGCCTGTCGTCGTTGGGCTGCACTCCCGCGGTCGATCCCCCGGCGGCCCAGCCGAGAGGCTGGACAATGGCGCGGAGTGCATTCCCGAGAGCATTGAACTGAGCCATACGCACGTCGGACGTGCGCTGCTTCTCAATGTCGCCCCTGCGTTTCGCGAGCATATCCTGGAATGCCAGGCGCTCGTTCTCCTTCGCGTCCTGCACCTGCTGGCGCAGCCTGCCGATGTACCCGGCCTGCTGCTCCGCCACGGTGGTTCTTCTGGCAGGGATGTTGGTACTCGTGTCCAGTACGGGCAACTTCTCGCTTTCGGGAATGGTTATTTCCTCGTCAGGAATGGTCACTCCCGCGTCGGCGTCGGGCTCCACGCCCCCGAACACGGAATCCGCGAGAGCGGCCTGCTGTTCGGGAGTGAGGTACCCTGCTATTGATTTGGTGATGCTTCTCATAATTGTCGAGCTTATTCTTGTTTGGCCAGCAAACCTGCCGAGCCGAGCTGCATACCGGCGTTGCCGAGGGCCGTGCCCCACGCCTGCCAGTCCTGTGCCGCCTGGAGGTACTGCCCCTGGATGTTCGCGGAGTGCTGGAGGTCGAGCTGCATCCGCTGCCTCGCCACCCTGTCCCTGCGCTCGTCCTCTCCTTGAAGGAGTCTGGCATAGGTGCCGCTCATGGTCTCGTTGCTTGCCTGGCGTGCCGCAAGGCGGTTCTCCGTAGTGGCACCGCCCGCCTCTGCGCGGTTGTCTATAGCCTCGTTGTCCTTCCGCAGCCTCTCGTCCATCGTCTTGAGCAACGCCCTGTTGCCGGGAGTGGTCGTAGGATCGCGGTAGTATTGTGAATCAAGGAACTCCTTCGCCTCGCCGTATGCCCGGCTTTCCTCTTTCTTCGCCTTCCTGCGGTTCGCGGCCGCACCTATGGCACCGCCGGCTGCTCCGCCCGCGGCAAGCGCCGTACCCGCTATCAGCAGGGGTATTAACGGTACTATGAGGGGCGTGAACATTAACATAATCGCTGTCAGCATATTCGTTCAATTTTTTTATGGGACCAAGTTACCTATACTTATTTGAAAAATATTCACAAAATGTGAAAAAATTCCAAAAAGTTATAGTTAAACTTGCTATCGGATACTGAAATAGCGACTGATATGGACAAGAATGTAAAGGACAGGATTGCCAAGCGCAAGATAGCCTACATCTATCTGCTCCACCGGATGTTCGAGAGCAACCCGGCGAAGATGCTGAAGATCCTCGGCATACCCAACACCACGGTCGCGGACATCAAGGACTGGGACCTGGATTACCGCGAGGCCGTGTTCGAGACCATCCGCGAGGAAGATTCACACGGGGTGAACGTGGAGGACCCCCAGGACGCCGCGCCCACCATCAAGAGCATCAAGGACAAGGTGCTGAAGAGGTGCTACGAGCTGATAGAGCAGACCACCGACCCGGCCAAGCTGGCGATGGTATATAAGACGCTCTCCGAGTTCGAGTCCAGCGACACGGTCAAGGCGAAGAGCGTGATCGACATAATCAGCGAGACCGTCAAGCCCCTCACGCCGAAGAAGAAGGAGAAGCTGACGATGCTGGAGAGGATGAAGAAGGAGAATCACATCAGCGACTCCGACGACACCTGCTACAGCGATTCTAACGAAGAAAACGAAGATTAGCCATGCCTGTAAGCGAACTGAATTTCAAGGGAATCAACAGGGCCGTTTCCGACTATTCCTCGGACGGATCCTGCGAGGAGCTGACGAACCTGCGCCCCACCACGGGCGGGCTCGTCCCTGTAAAGCCTTTCGGACGGATGATGGAAACCGTCTATGACAAGATATACGAGCACCGCGTGAGCGACGGCACGAACTACCTTGCCGTGAGGTACGCCAACGGCACCCTCTCGTGTCACCAGATAGACGACGAGGGGCAGGCCATAGGCGCGGCGCTGTTCATCATAGAGGACCCGCACATCATCTCGATGAAGTACAGCTTCGCGGCGGTGAGCAACCTCGCGCTGTTCAGCTGCATCGTGGAAGCCTATCCGAGAAACCTCAGCCAGAACATCACCCTCCGCTGGACGGGGGACGGATACGTCAAGATGGACAGCTGGATGCCGGCCATATCCGCGTCGTTCTCCGTGGATGATTCGTACCTCGGGAACTTCAAGGTTCCGAACTTCACCCAATCCACGCCGATGACGGAGATCCAGGACATCATCGCCACGGGGTACAACGGACTGCAGGAGAAATACAAGGACTACTGTTTCGGCCAGGCGGTCATCGCCATAGCGCTCAAGACCGCGGACGGAAAGACCTTCTGGACGGGGCAGTGGATACCCATCAACCCCATACCCGTGTATAAGGACAGCTTCGGCCCGCTGAGTTCCGCACACTATTTCGTGGACGAGACCTGGTCGGGCGCACAGTACTTCCCCGACTTCGAGAGGGACTTCCCCGACGGAGGCTACTATATAGCGAGGGGTACGGCATCGAACAGCTACGTGTACGGAGCGGCCCTGAAAATCCGCATGACCCTGGGGCGCGTCTATGGCTGGTCGGAGGACACTTCCATAGTGAGGAGCGCGGAGATCTATGTGTCGCGTCCGCAGTTCGTGGCGGACATAAGCAAGAAGGGCGGGCAGATATCGAGCGTGGGGGACGTGGTCGCTCCGGAACTCACTCCCGACCTGATAGACCTCGGGGGGCAGCTCCTGTACCATCAGAAGAGTATCCCCATGAAGGACCTCGTCCTGGCGGACCAGTCGTTCATCCTGCATTTCGGCGGGAACATACAGACCACCTCGGAGACACTGCGCGTGGATTCGGGAGCCGTGGCGCACTTCGGTGAGGTTCTGGCATACAACTCGCGCTTCCACATCTACGGCGGCATCCGCAGGGAGTGGCTGTCCAAGCCGAACTTCTCGGGCATCTATCCCGGTTCGGGAAACGCCTGCAAGATATTCCTGATATACAACGACGGGGAGAGGAACGTGCCGGTCTATGTAGGCACGGGCATCCACCACACCGACGGACTCATCCTCATAGCCCCTTCCATCCGAGTGAGGGAGGTCTGGGTGACATTCGCCATCCAGGGGGGCACCGCGACCTACTATAACCTCTACAAGTACGCGATGACCGATTCGGCGAGGTACAACTACACCATAAACACCGAGGGCGCGTACTATGCCGAGGCTCCTTCATCCCCTTCGGACGAATACACGGAGCTGGAGACGCTCGCGGAGGACGGCGCGAAGAGTTTCGTGGAGGTGGCCGAGCCGTCCGCGATCAACGTCAGCGAGCAGTACAACCCGTTCGTGTTCGACGTGAACCACTCCTACCTCGCTCCGGGAAAGATACTGGACATCCTGCCGCAGATGGTGGCGGTGAGGGACGTGTCCTTCGGGGACTACCCGCTGGACATCTTCACCGACCGTGGCGTGTACGCGCTGCTGCAGGGCACGGGGACGGTGCTCTACGGCGCGTTCCGTCCGATATCGAACCTCGTGGCGCAGTCCAACGGGGTAGCCACGGAGAACGGCACTTTCTTCCTCGCTGCCGGCGGGCTCTGGCTCGTGGCCGGCGGGAACTCCGTGCTGGTGAGCGACGCGCTCTCCCTGGGGCCGCACAAGTACATAAGGAACTGTACGGGGTACATAGCCATCTGCCGCGGGCACTACGACACGTCCGGCACCGAATCGCAGGTGTCCTTCGAGGACTTCGCCGCTGGTGCGTCGCTGTCGTACAACCGCTTCCGGGACGAGCTGATCATAAGCAACCCCACCTATTCCTACTCCTACGTCCTCTCGCTGAAGTACCGGCAGTGGTTCAAGATACCCGTGGCCTTGACGCAGGACTCGGTGGGAGACCACATCGCATCCGATCCGGTCATCACCACGAGGGTATGGGCGTACAAGACCTTCCAGGCTCCCTTCCTCCCGGAAGGTTCCGTCCTGACACTTACCCTGGCCATAGGGGAGGATGCGTACATCTTCTCCCACACCGTGACCGCGGAAGAGGCGGCGGCGGGCACGGACGCCATATTCGAGCAGTTCCGCCTGGAGTGGCAGGCCCACATCATAGGGAGTATGCTGCAGGGGTCCGTGATGACCTTCACCAAGGAGGAGCACCAGACATTAGGCACCCTATACACGATCCGCATCGACATAGACGGCCACGACTCCGCGGGGGACTGCAACGGCACCTTCTCCTACAGGACCACCACCAACAACCTCACCTTCGATTCCGAGTCGGGCAGGGTGACGTACGACCTCTCGGACGAGACGGAGGGGACGGACATAGCGGTGCACCTGCAGTCGCGTCCCTTCTCCATGGGCGGCGGCCAGTACGGGCACATACACAGGGTGCTGCAGATGGTGCGGGCCTCGTCGGGAGACCTGACCGTCGCGCTCTACGGCAGCGACAACCTGCAGGACTGGGCGCTGCTCTCCTACGCGAACAGGAGCGGCAAGAAGATAAGCCAGATACGCACCGGCCCTGCGGCGAGGTCGTGGCGGTACTACACGATAACCATCGGCGGGGCAGTGCCCGACGACACGGACTTCGGTCCCACGATGATAGACTTCGAGCCCGTGAGGAGGCGGATAGGATAGGATATGCTCTGCATAGGTATCGACACGGGAGTGCATACGGGGTTCGCCGTATGGGACACGGAGAGGAAGAGGCTCACGGAGCTGGCCACCCTGAAGATCCACATAGCGATGGAGCGGGTGCAGCGGCTCTCCGTCTCGGACGACATAGTAGTCTATTTCGAGGACGCGAGGCAGCGGACGTGGTTCGGCAGCGCCGGCAGGGAGCAGCTCCAGGGTGCGGGTTCCGTGAAGAGGGACTGCGGCATCTGGGACGACTTCCTGAAGGACCTGGAGGTGGAGTATCACGCCATACCCCCGAGGCGCAACGCCACGAAGATGAACGCGGATTTCTTCGCGAAGGTGACCGGCTGGACCGGCAAGACCTCGGAGCACGCGAGGGATGCGGCGATGCTGGTGTTCAACAGGAAAGGATAGTCACAGTCAAAATCAGTTCAGTCATGGCAAGCATAGAAGAAGAAAGGCGGCAGTCCCTGAAAGCCGCGGAGGACATAGCGAAGGGGCCCCTCTACGATCCGGAGGGGCTTCTGGGCCTGGGCGGGAATTTCAAGGGAGAGGGCGAGCCCTCCGCCGCGGACAAGCGCAGGCTGGCGCTGAAGGACATGGCCCGCCGCATAATGAAGGTGGAGAACAAGAAGGGCCTCGGGGGTAGGGGATGGGACCCGCTCCTGCAGAGATGGTATCCCCACGAATCCCATGAAGGGGGAGCGAAGACCATAGCCTACGGCATCAAGCTGTCCAACGGCGGTCCCTGGGCGGACACGGCGCTCCGGCAGGGATACCTCACGGACGAGCAGGCGGTGCAGGCGGTGGAGGACGAGGCTCCGAGGTACTACGACAATGCCCGGAGGACCTTCGACAAGCGTTACGGCGATGGAGCCTGGGACGGCCTGGGGTTCAGGCAGCAGTCCATCCTCGCGGACTACGAGTACGGGGTGAGGGGCGGTCTCGCATCCTTCCCCAAGCTGATGCAGGCGGCATACGAGGGCGACATAGACGCCATGCTCAGGGAGAGTCCCCGCTATGACGCGAAGAAACGCCCCCTGGGGAGGAACAAGGTGCTGGCCGAGGACATAGAGTCACTGCGTCCTTCCGTCCCTTCCACGGCCCCGGAGAAGGGCGAATAGGCACAATCCCAAGGACAAGACGCACAGCAGCGCCGGATACCAGTCCGGATGCAGCCATTTCGCGCCCCTGCAGCCCCTTATGAGGGAGTAGGCGGGGATTCCCTCCGCATAGTACCCACGGGGCAGCCACAGGTCTCCGCAATCGGCATTAGAGGGGAAAACAGACGCAAGGGCAAACCTTATCGTTGGAAACGCCTCACAGGCGCAGAGAAACAGCAGGACGACGGATGCGCACAACCATAAGATGCGCTTATGCCTGACACGGCGGATGACGAGAAGGAGGGCCGTCAGCCCCAGTAGAAGCGGAACCAATCTGAACATACCGCAAAGATGCGAATTTCCGGGGAAAATTTGACGAAAATCGGGAAATATATTATTATCTATTCTCTGAAAGAATAAACCCCTCTATGGTGAAGTCTCCGAGTATAGAGAGCACAATAACCCCTAACCCGCCGAAACGGCGGATCAGGGAGTGCGCTCTCTCATCCAAGGTCCCTCTACGGAGCCAGTACCTCGCACGTCGAGCCTCGTTCGCCACTACGAATGGAACGAGTTATCCCGCCTTCAACCCTCGTATGGGCTAACAGCACCCGGCAGGAATTATACCCCAGGCTGGAGCTGCGCTGTCATTCTTCTGCTCCTTTCTACGGAAGGCCGAACGTAAGTTTCCCCGATAGGTCCTTCCTGATCCCCGACCGCTCTCTCATGCACAATAAAAAAAACGCCTGCAGTAGAGGTGGTGTTGTCTCGGGATGGGGCGATGCAGACGTTTCTATAGTGTCCCCTCACAGGGATAACTATCGTATGTTCACACCCCTTTCCCACCCAACACCACTACAAAGGTATAAACATTTCCACGAAAATTTCACCACCCGTGAACAACTTGTGTCCCACAATGTCCCACTTACCCCACATAAACTCCTGATATACACACCCATACGCCACACAAAAAAATTTTGCACTCCAAACCGCCACCACGGCTCAACTTTCACATTTCTTTACTACCTTTGTATCGGCACCGGTTCTCTTTGGAATGCTTATCTACTTGGTTTTTAGTGCTCAGGGTTCTTTCTGTCTTGACAACACCGGTGCTGAGGTCTTTCATAACAAGAATCTACCCCTCCCCTCGGCTGCGACAGTCCAGGAGAGGGTTTCTTCTTTAATGACCATCCTTATGGGACCCATACACTCTCCACACGCTACATACACCACATACACCCACTATTCACACCACACCACAGATCCATACCCAACCGCCACGCAAGAATCATTAAGCATTCTTTCCGGGGCCCCAGGAAACTATTTCGGGTTTTATCCATATTGAGCGATTGATACTATAAATGGGGGCAATATGGAGTTCCTTTTCAATCTTGCCCATACCCACGAAAACACACCCCAGAGCGCACACTTTTCTGCCGATGCTTGCTCAAATGCTTGCAAGGTTTCCCACAAATCCCCCTTGCAGATGCCTGCTATGCCCTTTTGCCCCTGCCTATTAGGAAAGTTCCGCACCTTTCGCCCTGCGGATTTTGCCACCTCGGTACACGATATGCGCAAAATGGGGTGCGAGAGACCTTTTTGGGGGAGTCTTTCCACCCCCTTGAATATCAACGACTTACGCCCTAAAATGGCAGATGCCTGCGGAATGCTGCTTGAATTATTAAGGATGCTCGGGATAGTGTCAAGTTTTGACAAAAACAAATGGAGTAAAAACGCATTTTGTAACATACTGAATATCAGCACATTACAAGCCCTCTAAAACAAAATGAGAGAAAAAGTCAAAAAAATTTGATTAAAAGTGTTACAACAAATCAAAATTATTTATACCTTTGCAGTAGCAAAGCCAATGGAAACGGCTTTCGGGCAGTTCCTTGACATACACTAACTCGCTGAAATGCAACGGATTAAGCTATGCCTTTGGGGTGGTATCCAAGGGGCAGAAACTGCAAGGCTTGTACTTGTGTGTCCATAGTGAAAAGGTGCGAAGATGCGAGATAGACAAGGCGATAATGATTGCGACAACTAAAAAGACGGATTTGCTCAATGCTTTACTCTTATGGTGCAGGGGGTTTGAATGTACGCCCTGCACTCCCAATTATTAACCCATTAAACACATCTAAGCTCAAGTACGAAATGCAATTCTAGACATTCGCCTTGTTAAACATACAAATATAAAAAACTTTCGGGGGCCTTCCTTGTTTAAACATACATCATTCCATCCAGGCCGGTCAGTTTTCGGAACATCTCATCAGGACTCCTGAAACCGAAACGACGCCGCGGTCTACTGTTGAGCATGTTCTCAACATATTCCAAATAGTCATCGGTAATGTGCTCGAAATCAGACCCCTTCGGAAGATACTGGCGTGCGAGTCCATTTGTGTTTTCATTCGAACCACGCTCCCAGGAATGATACGGATGAGCAAAGTAAAACCCAACACCAAGCTCCCGTGACACGACATCGTGGCGGGCAAACTGCAGTCCGTTGTCTGATGTGATGGTTTTCACAAGGCCCACCGCAGCAAGATCATTCAGGATGTCGATAATCTCACCTGCAGCTTCCGCTGCCGTCGGCTTCTTCAATTTGCGCAACCAGTACTTGCCGGTGGCTCTGTCGTTCAATGTAAGAATGTGTTGGGAAGACCTGGCTCCCACAATAGTATCTACCTCGAAATCCCCAAAACGCTTCCTGTGGTCGACTACCTTCGGCCTCTGGTCAATATCAACCCTGTTTTGAATTGCACCGCGGCGTTTTCGCTTGGATCCCCTTTTATGAAAACGACGACCTTTATGGCGCAAGTGCGTATACAAATCTCCACCATGCTTTTTTTCCCACCAGATCCATTGATACAGCGTTTCATGGGAGACCATCTCCAATTTGTGACGCCGGCAATGCCCCACAATCTGCTCCGGACTGAAATCCTGCTCCAGCAATGCTCTGGCCCGGGCCTTGACTT